GGTCCACACCGGCCTGAACGCCGAGCTGGCTCACGCCGAACAGGCTGGTGCCGCTGGCGAGCGCGGCGGCCCCGTTCTTGAGCACCGCATCGGCGAACTGGTTCACGTCCGTCCCCTGCTGCATGACGTTGGTCTGCTGCACAGTGTAGTTGACACCGGATTGAGCACTGGTGGTCAGCTGGCCGGCCGCGCCGCTGATACCGGTGGCGATGGCCGAGCTGTTCACCGTCGGGTTCAGGATCGGGTCGAGGCCGTCGAGGCCGGCCTGCGCGAGGTCGCCAGCGGCATCCGCCACCAGCTGCCGGGAGTCGCGCAGCGCGTTGGCCAGACCAGCAGCGACGTCCTGGCCGATCGCGTAGGTCTCGCGCGAGGGGCTGTGGCTGTCGAACCCGCTGGTGAAGCCGTGCAGGATGTCGCCGACCAGCCCGGACACCCAGTGCAGGATGTTCGAGGCAATCGACTTGAGTCCGTTCAACAGGCCGTTGAGGGCATCGACGCCGACCTGATAGAGCCGTGAGCCGAGGTTGCCAATGGCGTTGACGACCTGGCCCGGCAGGCCGGTCACGAAGTCGACCACGTTGTTCACGCCGTTGACGAAAGAAGCCTTGGCGTTCTGCCAAGTCGTGTCTGCCCAGACGCGAATGAAATTGTACAGATTGACTACTGCGCCGATCACCTGGTTAGGCAGACCTGACACGAAAGATACGACCGCATTCACGCCGTTCGTGAAGAACTCCAGTGCGCCGTTCCATACGCCGACCGCCCAGTCTGCGATCATTTGTGCGAGAGAGACGACCGCGTTTAGCGCGAGCCCCGGAAACGTGGTTAGGAACGTGATAACCGCGTTCACGCCAGCAGTGAACCCGTTGATCAGGGCGTTTCCCGCCTCGACCGTGAATGCGGTGAAGTCGTCCACCAAAGTGACGACCGCGCTCACGATGTTGGCCGGAAGGTCGATGAAGAACCGCAGGATCTCGCCGACCACGAAGCCGAAGCCGAAGGCCAGCTGCTCGATGAAAGCCTGCACCTGGCCGGGGATGCTCGCGATGAATGTGACGATCTGGCCCGGCAGCGCGGCAAAGAAGTTGACCACCGACGAAATGAAGCCGGAGATAAATCCGACGATCGCGTTAAAGCCATCCGAGAAGAACTGCCCGATGGCCGAAATCACGTTGGAAATGACCGAGCCAATGGCCGTTCCGATTCCGACAAAGAATGAGACAACGCCGTTCCAAATTCCCTCGACAAACGCAACGGCCGAGCCGAAAGCGTCGGCGATCGTCGACCCGAGGAACGAGAAGAAAGAGCCGATAGCGTCGAGGGCAGCGCCGATTGCTGCCTTGATCTTGTCGAAATTGAGGATGATCAACACGACGGCGGCCACCACGGCGGCCACGATGGCGGCGACCAGCCCGACCGTGCCGGCCGCGATCAGGGCGGCCACCGCCGTAGCGATCGGCACGATGATCTGGAGCGCGCCAGCGAGCGCCACCGCGCCGACCGCGATGTTGGCGAACAGGTCGGGGTGCGCGCCGATGGCGTCGAGCAGGCCGGACAGGATGGGGGTCAACGTCTGAATGGCCGAGACCAGGTCGTCCCCCAGGGCCTTGGCGAACGCGGCGATGTCGGGCGCGTGGTCGGCCAGCAGCTTGCCGATGGCCTGCAAGAGGGCCAGGAACACCTGCCCGGCCGAGGTGGCGATCTGCTGCATGGCCGCGCCCAAGGCCTGCAAGGCGGCCGTGCCCTCGGCGCTGTTCAGGAAGTTCCGCAGCGTCGTGGTCAGCGTCAGCAGCAGCGGCAGGACGCCGCCGCCGCCCAGCGTCCCCACCAGCGTGGATACGATCGAGATCACGTTGCCGATGACCTGGAAGAGCTCGCGGAACGCGTTGATCCCGTCCTGAATGAAGTTGGCGAGCGCGCCCGACTCGCGGGCTCGGGCCACGAAGTCGGCCACCCGCTGAGCTGCCGCGCCAGCACCAGAGGTGAGGCCGGCGAATGCCTGCGACCCCACGACGGTGACGTCCCGCAGGATGCTCAGCACCGCCGGCAGCACCGCGCCGAGGTTGGACACCGAGATCTGCGCGCTGTTGAACGTCTCCGCCAGGTCGGCCTTGACCGAGGCGGCCGAGAAGAACGCCACCACCTGCTGCGCGGTCGCGTTCAGCGCGGTGGCCATGCCGGACAGGCCGGTGTTGAAGATCGGGATCAGCTGGCCCGACAGCGTGCGGATCGAGTTGCCGAACCCCTCGAACAGCTGCTGCTGCACGTCAAGCCGAAGCTGCGTGAGCTGCGGCTTGATCTCGGATATCGCCACGGCCGTATCGCGCGCCGAGGGGGCCAGCTTGGCCAGGTCGGCGGCGAACTTGTCGGTGCCGATGTCCTTGACGGCCTGCCCGAACCCCTGCGTGCCGATCTTCAGCGCCGCGATGGCCCCAACGGCAGCGAAGATCGCGCCCGGCAGCACGCCGGCAGCACCAGACAGCTGGACCAGCGACACGGCCAGCTGCGAAACACCGACGGCAGCGGTGCTGAGAAGGGCGACGCGGCTGACAACGGTGAAGATGCTCGATGCCACCGTGCTCGCGACGCCCTGCACGTCCGAGAGGTTGCTGCTCAGCTCCTTGGTGAACTTGGCGAACTCGGCACGCGCGTTCTTCGGGTTCACCTTCGGCTCGATGGGCGAGGTCTCGCCGATCTCGTCCACGAGCCGCTTGACGTTGGCCTTGAGCAGGGCGGCCGACGTCTTGTCGAGCTCCACCCCGACCTTGAGGTTGCCGACGGTGGCCTGCGCGGCGGCGATGCCCTCGCGAATCTCGCGCGCCAGCTGCTCGCTGTTGATCGACAGGGCGATCTGCTTGGTCGAAGCCTCGGCAACGGCCTTCTCGACCTCGGCGCGAATCTGCGCGGCCAGGCCGGTGGCGTCGGCAGTGATCTCGACGCCGAGCTCACCGACGATCCTGGCCACCGGCCGCCCCTCACTCCTCGACTACGCCGAACCCGCCCATCTGCGCGACGTGCTCAGGAAGCAGGCCCCACGTGTCCCGGTCGGGCGCGATCCGAACCGAGTGCCGGTCCAAGACCTTGCGGGCCTCTTTCAGGACTTCGTGCGGCGCTGACGTCCACAGCGCGTATAGGGCATCAAGCCACTCTCGAAGGGGTAGCTGCAAGTCGATACGATTGAGATGCATCTGGCCGCGCAGATACGGCCCCACGGTGGGATCCGAGGTGAGCCCGGCGAGCAGGATCACCTCACCGTAGGGCGTTCGGCTACCTCGCTGATCAGCCAGCGCCAGATCTTCATGACGGTTGTGGCCTTCAATGTCAGGTTGTTGTCGCCGTCGACCAGTTCCACCCAGCGGCGGCGCGAGCTGCCAGCGGAGAACTCCTCGAACTTGAACGCCTCGGCCAGCGGGTGCACGGTGCCGTCCGGCGCGAGGAACTGCGGCACCGACTCGGACTCGTCGCTGTGCAGCTCACCGGACACGGCCTCGGCGATCTCGTCGGCCACCTCTTCGCCGGGCCAGCCGGCCAGCTCGTTGGTGGGCACCCGCACGTCGTCCGGCAGCACGCTCGGCTGCCAGTCCAGCGGCGTGCCGTCGTTGTCGTCGAGCATCTTGCGGATGGCGTCCTTGACCTTGAGCACGGCCTTCACGTTGCCCGCGTTGTTGCTGGCGGCCAGCCGATTGATCTCGGCGAGCGCGAGCGCGTCGATGGCAGGGAAGGCGGCGAACTGGTGGGTCTCCGTCCGCCCCTGGTCGATGAAGTCAACCGAGAATTCGACTCGCTTCGCGTTCTCGGGTGCATCCGAGAAGTGCTTGATGGCCATGTCGTCGTCCCCTTTTCTTGCGCCTAGCCGGCAGCGTATATCATCGAGCGGTCAATGAAGAACGACCCGGTGGTTCCCGGGTGCCGCACCTTTTTGGTGAACACGACCCGTCCGTCCCTTGCCACAAACCGTAGGTACTGCCGGTTCTTCGGCGTGATGATGTGCGGTCGCGTCCCGTAGTTCTCGTATGCCGCGTAGTCGACCTCGCGGTTGCCGACCAGGATCGTCACCGAGCCGCGCGCGTACGACCGCTTCTTGCGGATGGTCGACAGCAGCAGGCCGGTTCGCACGCGGACGTAGGCGCGCATCACGGTCTGCACGCGCGTCGCGCGGCGGTCGATGTCCTTCATGATGGGGCCGTTGCGTTCGCGCACGAACTTCAGCACCTCGGCCTCATCGATCTTGAGGTGGGTAATCCTCATGATCAGTCGACCAGGTGCGCCGAGACGACGACTTGGCCTTCCATGGCCGCATACGCGCCCTGCGGGCCGACCGGGGCGACCGAGCCCACCGCCGCCGCCAGAATGCCGCCCGGCCCGTCGACGGACACGGCCCGCGTCGCCCACTCGAAGATGGCCTGCGACAGCTGGCCGGCGTCCCGGAACGCCACCATGCCGGCGGCGGTGATCTGCTCCATGGTCGGCAACCGCACCGTCCCGTTCGGGCCGTTCGTCGGCGTCGCGGTGCAGCGCACCACCTGCACGGTGAAGGCGACGTGGCGGATGCCGACCTTGAGCCGGAGCGGCGTTGCCGGCGACTGCTCGGGCGAGTCGATTTCGATGCCGGCCAGCGACACCACCAGCTGCTCGCAGTCCCAGGCCACCTGCCGCATGTCGCCGGCCGCGATCACCTGGCGTGTCGGCAGCGCGTCGGCCGTCGTCGACGTGCTGTAGGACTGCACCACGTAGTCGAGTAGGGACTGCGCCAGCTCGGCGGCGTTCAGACGCTGGCCGGTCGGGGCGGTCACTGCTCGCCCAGCTTGGCCAGGGCCGTCGCCAGGTCCGGCTTCGCCCGGTGGGTGACCTTCTTGCCGGCCGGCTTCTTGGGCGGGGCCTTCTTGGCCGGCGGCGTGGCCGGCGCGGCGGGCGGCTCGGCAACGGTGTACACGCTGGGCGCGAGGAACTGCGGCTGCCGCCAGTTGCGCGGATGCTGCGGACTGCTCGCGGGTGCCTTCGGGTCAATGTGCATCGGTCGTCCCCTACCTCTGCGCCACCGGGAGATCCGGTGACCACACTTGCGCACGCTGAGAGCGCGACTTCGGATTGACCGACACCAGCCACATGTCGACGGCGACCAGGCCGGTCCGGCCCTGATTGAGGAACTCCTGCGGGTCGAGCACGGTCATGGTCACGCCCTCGCGGGTGATCGAGGTGACCCGGCTCGGCAACTCGCACCCCGGCAGGCCGTACAGGTCACGGGCGAACTCCGTGGCCAGCTTGACGACCGCCTGCACGCCGCCCTGCGGCGGCGGTGTGCCGTACTGGTAGGTGATCACGGTCTGATCACCGCACACCGGCCAGCCGTGACCGTCGGTGCGCCGCAGCCACTTGTCGGGCGTCAGCTCGAAGTCGGTGAACGGCTCGCCGCCGATCGTCACGGAACTGACCGAGGTGACCTCGGTGCGCGGCAGCTTCACGGCCAACGGCCGGCCAATGTGGATGCTGTCGGCCCAGCCGAGCGGCGGCGTGAGCCAGCCGCCCGACCAGGTGCCGAACGCCCAGCAGCCGCAGCTGCCCCACGTGGTCGAATACGGCCACGTGCCGCGCCCCTCGGTCGAGCTGATCGACCGCAGGGTCACCGTCTCCTCGCAGCCGACGCCGAGCCACCGCCGGCCGGACAGCATCCACAGGATTTCCGAGGCGAGCTGCAACGGCAGAAGCCACTGCGCGTCGTCGCTAATCCCCGTGTCCGTCTTGATCTTGTCCGGAACGTCACCAGGGGTAGCCCACGGCCCGCACAGAACCGCGCTCGACGGTGCCGGCGAGCTCATGAGCTACCTCCTGGTTCGGTCCCGGCCGAGGGGACGGTTTCGGCCAGTCTAGGGCGACGTCAGGCGACCGTCACGAACCCCGGCGTCAGGTCCGGCAGCGTGGCCTCGCGCTTGAACTGCCACACCTTCGAGCTGTCGCCGGTCCACGCCGAGTTGGGGCCGGTGCCCCACAGCGTGTTCTCCGCGCACGACCCGTCGAACACCGGCATGAGCGGGTTCGTCTCCTCGGCGGTGAACTCCGAGGACAGCACGGGCTGAACGCGGGGAAGCACCCAGTGGAAGTACGGCAGGCTCGGGGCCGGTGCGCCGTTGAGAATGGCCCGCGTCCAGAACTCGATGGACACGCCGTTCGGGTTCGGGGCGACACCGACCGAGGGGGCCTGATAGCCGATGTCCGGCCCGGGCGAGCCAGCGCCGACGATCACCGTGCCGCCGAGCATGAACTGAAGAATGTTCGGGTCCGGCTCGCAGATCGTCAGGTTCTTCAGCGTGCCTGACTGCACCGTCGAAGGCGGCTGGTAGTAGAGGCAGATGTCGCCGGCACCGTTGTTCTGGCTGACCGCGTTCGGCGTGTTCATGGAAAGGCCAATGTCCATCTTCACCAGGACGTTGGTCTTGTAGCACACGTTCGCGCCGGTCGGCACCGAACCGTCGGCCGCCAGCTTGCAGATTCGCATTCCCAGAGCGAACAGGGAACCTGCACCGTCGTAAGTCATTTCACCTACTCTTTTCGCCGGCGGACATCACGTGATGCTGCCCGGAAGTGTCACTGAAATTGCGAAATGCACACACGGGTCGAATGCGGCCGCCGCCGGCCGCTCAGCCACCACCAACATGGTGTTGTCCGCGACCCTCGGCACGCCGAGCGTCTCGATGTCGCCCAGCCGCACCTGAACCGGCGCGGTCGCGTACATCCACACCGCCGTTGGCGACTCCGCCTGCCCGGCCGGCCCGCTGCCGGTGTAGCCGGGATCGCTGATCACCAGTGCGCCGGTCTGCGTGCGCAGCTTCGGCCCCTGCTGCACCAAGATCTGCCCGAACTGCGGCATGAGCACCCGGGGCACGTGCAGGTGCACGTCCTGCCCGAGTGCGGCCCGGGACGCGGTCTCTTCGAGCAGCCCCAGTGCCTCGATCGGGTCCGGGGTTCCGGCGATCACGTTCGCGCTCGACGACGCCAGGTACGGGTTGGTGATGTTGACGTCGCCTGTCGGCGTGTCGTAGGGGTCGGCCTGCGTCGCCGTGCCGAGCCACAGCTCGCGCGCCAGCAAGTAAGACGTGCTCGCCGTCAGCTGCCGCCGAACGCGTGCCTGCATGGCGTCCACACCGGACGTGAACCGCGTGCGGCACACCTCGTCGACGTGCAGGCCAACCGGCCGGTAGTAGACGATCCCGCCGCCCGCGTTGCCCTGCTGCGCCTGCGCCTCAGCGCCACACACCGACATGGTGTGCGCCTCGAAGCACGTCTCAGGTGCCCACGAAAAACCGTTCACCCACCGCTGGTCGCCACCGTTCGTGACGCCGAGCGACGCCACAAGCCCCGTGAACGGTGCCTGCGCCGGGGGTGCCTCGACCGGCTCGAACAGCCCTGTCGCCACGTTGTCCGCCCTCCCTTCGGGGTGTTGGGCCGATCAGCGCCGGCCGGCCCGCTGGTCACGCGGGCCGGCCGGCGGCCGATCAGTCGTTGGCGGACCCGGCGGCCGCGACCGTGGCCGCGATCGTCTCGGTAGCGACGGTGGCCGCGCTCGCGCCGGTCGGCTGAAGCACCATGGCCACGTGCAGAGACTCGATGCCCCGGAACGCGGTGTGCTCGAAGCCCTCGGCGAACGTCTGGTACTTGTTCTCGCCGACCAGCGTGCTGTCGCGGATGACGCCGATGTCCAGCGTGCCACCGTCCATCAGCAGCCAGTCGCCTTCGGCGAACAGCAGCACCGAGGTCACGTCCGGGTAGCCGGGCACGAAGCCGCCAGCGGTCACGGGCGAGTAGAACTGATTCGGGATGGTGAGCGGGTTGCCGCCGCCGATGTTGGCCGGCTTGATGCCGTCCATGTGCCAGGCCACGGCGACGTTGCGGGCCGCGAACCAGTCGGCGATCTGCGCGTCGGTGATCGCGAACACGCCGAGGCCGTCGCCGACCATCTGGCGGGCCAGGTCGGTCCGGATCATGTCCTTGAGCCACGCCGGGGCGATCATCCGCAGGTTCCGGTTCTGCGACAGCCGGTGCACGTTGCGGTAGTAGGCCACGATGTGGTCCAGGGTGGCCAGCGCGTCGCGGACAGCGCCGAGCAGCTGCTTGGACTGAATGGTGGTCGAACCGACCGTCAGCTGCCGAAGCAGCTCGTTCTCGGCCGCCTGCGCGTACGCGATGTCCTGTGCCTTGACGATCGAGTCCGCCCACTCGGGGTCGAAGCGGGCCGACATGTTCGAGATCGTCAGGCACTTGTAGATGGCCTGAACCTCGGCGGTCACCACGCCGGGGCAGTCGATCTCAACGCAGGCCTTCGGCACGATCGGGTCGGCCGTGTCGTCCGCGTTCGTCCAGAAGCCGATGCCGCCCGTCTGGGCGACGCCGGACACGGCGGGCCGGTAGGTGAGGCCGCCCCGGTCGGCGGTCACCCGGTTGAGCGCGTCGCGGACCGGGCGGTCCGTGTCGCCGATCACCGGGATGTCGTACAGCACCTGTAGCGGGGCGCAGAACCCGCCGGCCGCGACCAGGCTGTCGGCCGTGGCCGCCTTGTCGACCAGCGCTTCCAGCTTGAGCTTGTTCTCGAAGGCGTCACCGGCACCGAACGTGCGGGACTCCGGGAACTCGGTGCGGATGCGCAGCACGTCGGTACGGCCGTTCAGGCCGGCGCTCAGCGCGCCGACGCGCCGGATCGCCTCGGCCATCGCGTTCGCCATGCCCCGACGGTCGAGGTACTCGCCGGTCTCGCTGCCCGGGCCGGACAGGGCCATCGCGCGGACCGTCGCTGTGTCGGCCGTGCCCGGGCGCAGGCCGTTGCGACGACCGCCCAGCCGGCGGCCGGCTGCCTGCACGCCCGGCTCGGGCTGCTCGGTGCCGTTCTCGGGCTGCTCCGGGTCGTCCCCGGCCGGGTCGTCCTCGACCTTGTCGGGGCTGCCCTCATCGCCCGGCTCGGGGGCGGTGGTCAGCTCGGACAGCTGCGCCAGGGACGCCTTGCTCTCGGCCGCCCGCTGCGCGAACGCGGCCTCGGTGGTCTTGATCGCGGAGAACAGCGCCACCAGGCCCTGAACGTCGCTGAGCTCTTCCGCGCTCAGCTCGCCGGCCTTGTCGCTGTACTTCGCCGATCGCGCGAGCCCCTCCGCCTTGATGGCGGCGAGCTCGGCCGGAGTCTTGCCCGCGAGGGCTGCCTGCGCTTCGGCCAGCTGGTCACCGCCGGCCGCGAAGGCGGCAAGAATCTGCGTGATGTCCACGCTACTTTCCCTTCCGCTCAAACGTCCGATACGCGGGGCAGCTGGCTATGCCTGCGTCCGGCTGTTTCGGCTAGGCCGACCGGATCGATACCCGTTGTTCAGCGGAAGGGTAACGGCGTGTGTCGTCAATCGCGGGCGTGAATCAATTCGTGGGGGTTGACTCCGGCGTCGACGGCGATCCCGGGTAGCCAGGGGGCATCTCCGGAGTGACCACGGGGGGCGTGTAGGTCGTGGTGGGAATCGGGACGTCGGGGGTGGGCATGACGAGCGGGTGTCCTTCGGCGGCCGATGGCCCGGTGATCACGGTGACGGGGTGCTTCGGGTCGTCCGTGATGATCGTGACGTTGCCGTTGGTGGTGCTGGGCACGGTGTCCTCCGTGGTGGCTGGCGCGGCGCTGGTGGTGCCGGTCGGCATGCTGGTGGGGTCGAGCTGCTGCACAACGGCCGCCGGGGACTGGCGCGGCGTGGCGGCGGGGCCGTGCGCGAGCTGAACGCCGGCCACGATGCCGCCGAGCGCGGACATGACGACGACGGCGGCCACGATGCCCGCGTGCGTCCTGGTCATGATGTTCCCTTCATGATCGTTTGTGTGATCCGCCGCGCTTGGCGCAGACGTCGGCGTGCACCGTATAGAGCTTGACGCCAGCGGCCAGCATCGCGTTCCGCTTGGCCCGCTCGGTCACGATGTTGCCCTGGTACTTGCCGTCCCGGTAGCTGACCGCGACGGTGCCGGCGGCATCGGGCATCGGGTCGACGTGTTCGATCTTCGGCGCACCCCTGCTGACGCGGGTGGTTTCGACGTCGGCCAGCTCGGCGAAGCACGCCGAGCACTTGCTGCTCGGCGACGTGATCAGCGTTCCGGATTCCATGGTCAACGCCTTTCGTCGAAGTACTGCCCGATCGAGAGCGAGCGCCAGTCCAGCGCGGTCACGCAATCGTCGCCCTTGTCGCCGTCGAGCTCGAACCACACGTGCCAGCACTCCGGGATCGGGTAATACTGGAGCGCGGTGACGCACGACGTCGACGTCCCGCTGCCGGAGCAGATGGTTTGCGGCATCCAGAAGGACGCGTCCGGCTCGTACGTCAGGTCGGTGATCGTGCCGTGATCCGGCCCGCATGCGGCGAGCGCCAGGAGCAGCAGCACGGCGAGGGTTCGGCGCATCAATTCCCCCTCGGCTCGATCTCGATGCGGCCGATCTCGGGCACGAGCGTCACGCGGCAGGACCAGGGCAGCGCGTCGTGCAGCTTGTCGAACCACCGGCTGCCTTCGGCGAACTCGCCGCGCGGGAGCAGCACGACGACGCGGTCCAGTCGGCGGCCGGTCGCCGCGTGGGTGATGTTGAACCGGAAGCCGTCCGGGCGCACGTGGGCGTCCATCAGCGCGTGGCGGGTGCCGAGCACGGCGGCCGACGGCGTCTTCGGCATCTGGCGGCGGCCGGTAATGGTGTAGGTCTGCATGGCAGGTACGGTACGCCCGGCAGAGTTGGGTGTCAACACAACTGGTACACTTGCCCTGGTTCGGTCGCGTGGGGAAGCCGACTACCAGCACGAAGGCCCGACGCGGGTCGGGGATACGCGTCGGGCCTTCGTCGCGCCACGGTAACAGATCAGTCGCCGCTCGACGCCGCCCGCTCGGCGCGTACCGCCTGCCACGCGCCGATGTGCAGCCACGCATTCGCGTACAGCGAACACATGGCCACCCACAGCACCGAGTCTTTCAGCCACAGCGCCGTTGGCACGGCCAGCACGGTCCACACGCCAGCCAGGGACAGGTGCATCGCCCCGAGCCGGCGCGCGGCCCGCTTCGACACGTCAGGCCTGCGCCTTCCGGAACAGCAGGTCATAAGACTCGCCTTGCTGGAAGTGCTCGCCCACGTCGCCCTTGACGGTCATGCTGAGGGACAGGTGCGGCGTCGCCTCGGCCCACGCCGCGTTGGCCGGGTTCTGGTAGTCGGGCTGGAAAAGCAGCGACACCTGCCCGTCGCTGTTCCACACCTTGCGGTCCAGCCTCACCTTGGCCGTGACGTCCGCCATGGTCATCCTCCTAGTCCGTGTGGCTCTTGGCCTTCTTGGCCTCCCAGTCGGCCACTGCGGCGCAGGCCTCGGCCTTCGAGCCGGGGTTGACCTGCTGGGAGCCCGGGAAGTTCAGGTCGCCGGTCGCGCACATCTTCTTGGCCGCGTTCACCGCCGTGGCGATCGCCCGCGACTGATCCATGCCCTTTTCCGTCAGATGCTTCGCGATGCGCTTGATGTACGACGGCAGGCCGCCGGCCTTCTGCACCCAGTTGGCCAGCTGCTCGGCCTCGATCAGCAGGGTCAGCTCGACCATGAGGTCCATCGTGGGCGACGCCAGGTCGTCGACCTCGCCGGCCGTGAGCTGGCCGAGCTGGGCCAGGGCCTTCGCGCTGGCCAGCTGGTGAGCCTCGCGGGCGGCCATGTGGCGCAGCATGACGTCGGCGAACTCGTCCATGTCGAAGTTCGGGACGCCGGGCCGCGTGACCGGCAGCTGTTCGAGTCGGCCGGCGGCGACCAGCGCCAGGGGCTCGCCCGAGGCGACGCGGGCGCGCGGCACCGGGAAGCCGGGGGTGTTCACGCCGAGCACGGCCACCAGCTCAAGGCGGCCGCCGATGTTGCGCCAGTCGCCGGATGGCGGCGCGGCCCGGAACGCGTGCAGCTCGCTCGACGTGAGCGTGTCCCGCACCGTGCCGGACACCCAGATGCCGTGAGCGTCCTCCCCGCACACCACGTCAGCGCCGACGGTGCCGGTGTCGTCGTAGTGCCGGACCGTGCTCGCCGCCGACAGCCGGCCGGCCGCGTGGCCGGTGCCGAAGGTGAGGTGGCCGACGGCGACCGGGCCGGCGTCGGTCTGCACCTCGCCCGTGTGGAAGTAGGCGTACTGGCTGGCCGAGCGCGGCGCGGTGACGCACTGGCCGCTGAACCCGATGTGGCAGGTGCCCCACGTCGCGATGTGGCCGAAGACACGCCCGTCCTCGGTGAACGTGAGCGGCGTCGGCTTGGTGAGCTTCGGGTCGGCGAAGTGCTCGGCGGGCAGCACGCGCACGGCAGCGGCCACCATGGACGGCTTGCCGCCGTTCAGCGGGTAGTCGACCGTGTGCTGCGGCGTCGCCACGCGGACCTTGCTGAACTTCACCGGTCCCGGATGGTTCAGCTTGGACAGGGCCTTGGCCGCGTCCGGCGACTGCTTGGCGGTGACGTGCGGCATGAACGGCTTGTGCTGCTCGGGCAGCTGCCGCCCGCTGCCGATGTTGGCGGCGACGTGCTGCCGCACCCGGTCGGCGAAGTCGCCGACGTCCTGGGAGTCGCCGAGCAGGTGGACAGCGGCCGGCGTCTGCTTGCCCGTCTTGCCGCCGTTGGGGTTGAACAGCGACGGGCCGAGGACGTGCGCCTTGATCGCGCCGCCCGGCTTCGGGCGCGGCTGAGGAATCGTCGGCTTGGTGGGCGGATTCCCTTGTGCCGCAGGTCCGGATGCGTCGGCGAACGGGCTGCCCTCGGCGATGTCCTCGGCGTCGGGCTGGCCGTCCTCGGGCGGCTCGGCGGCGTCCTCGGGGTCGCCGTCGTCGTCCGGGTCGGCGTTGTGGGCCGCGATCGCGTCGTTCACGCCCGCGTGCACGTCGGCGATCTCCTGCGGCGTCCACTGGTCCAGGTCGTCGCCGAGGTACAGCAGTGTGCAGTGCATCTCGTCGGCGGGGTCGCCGCCGGGAATGGTGAACGCCTCGGGGTTGTCCGGGATCAGGGCCACCATGCCAGAGGTCGGGTACTGGTCGCCGGCCGCTCGGAGGTCGCGCTCCCACGGGGCGGTCTCGCCCACCTTCCGGTACAGACCGGCCAGCACGGCCTTGGCCTTGTCCTTGTCGGCGGCCGGCATGTTCGAGCTGTCCAGGCGGCCGGCGGCGGCGGGCAGGCTCGACGGCACCAGCTTCAGCTGCCCGTCGATCACGTCGGCCACGGGGAAGCTGTACGCGCCGATCGTCTTCGGGTCGGCCGAGTCGTCCCGGTACAGGAAGGCCCGGGCCAGCTTGTCGGGGTCACCGTCGGCCCAGTCGCCGATGCGCTTCTGCGCCTCGCCGGCATCCCAGGCCATGCTGCCAGTGGCGGTGGGCAGGCTGTCGTAGCCGCTGCCGATGGTGGCGACCAGCTGGCCGGCCAGGCAGGGCGAGCAGACGTCGCCGAGCTCCGCCGAGCGCCACATCGGCGACGCGGACGCCGCCAGGGCCTCGGCGTTGGGCTGCACGGTCTCGCCGTCGAGCACCACATACGCGTCCGGAAACGCCGGCAGGCCTACGAGCGTGGTCGCGCCGATCACCCCCGACGTCATGGTGAGCTGCTCGCTCCCGTCATCGGCGAGCTGCACCTCGGCGTCGACGGCCGACAGGTCGACCGAGTTGCCGGACAGCGCGCCGTCCTTGACCATGCGGAACGCCGGCACGTCGGTGTACATCCACCCGCTGCCGGACCACACGAACGTGCCTTCGGGGAACGGCTGGCCGGTGGACTTGCTGACCACCTCAGGGCCGGGCCGGCGCACCAGGTTGGTGAGCGCGCCCACCACGTCGGCGTTGTCGTGCCCCTGGCCGCCGTCCGGGGTGCGGGTCTGCGCGTACAGGGTGAGCGGCACGGCGCGGTGGGTGAGCGCGTTGGGCTCGATGTACCGGCCGTCCGCTGTGGGCATGCCCTCGACGGCGAGCACCGGAAAGCTGATCGGCGCAGCGTTCTCAGGGATGGCCGGCGCGCTGTCCGCCGACTCGATCACGGGGGCAGTCATGACGTGGCCTTTCCGCCGTTGATGAACCGGGCCTGCAAACGCTGAATGCGTGCATGCTGGTCGCGCAGCTGCTGCGCGTTGGTGTTCTTGCGGCCGGCCTGGTCGTCCATCTGCGCGAGCGCGATGATGTTGGCCATGTCGGTCGTTGGCTTGGTGAGCCGGTCGGCGACCTGCTTGCCGTACTTCGGGACGGCGTAGGCCGGCACGTAGTCGCACATGCAGCCGGCATGGTCGCCGGGGTGCATGTGGTCGCCCAGCCACTGATAGCCGGGCGGCGGGTCGAGCTGCGGATCCGACCAGTCGGCGAAGCGGATGCCCTCGATGGCCAGGTGCGGCACGAAGTTGTGCGGCGCGAGCGTGACGCCGTACACCCACAGGTAGCCGAGCTCGATCGCGCCGTGCTCGGCCAACACGTGCTGAACGGTGCTACCGGTCGCGATGCCGGCGGCCGGCGCGGTGCTGCGCCCCCTGCTGTCGACGTGCGCCGCGCCTTCCCCCGTGCCGCCGATGTCGGCGAGCACGGCCCGCACCATGCCAGGGGCGACCCGCGAATCGGCGATCTCGCTGTCGGTGGGCGGCTCGTACTCGCCGTGCAGCACCTTGTCGGCGAGGCCTTCGAGGTCGCTGTTGAGGCGATGCCAGCCGTCCTGCACGCGCCCGGCCAGCTCGGCGTGAACGCGGTCGTGCAGCCGGTGCGCGGCGTCGCTGCCGGCGGGAACGCCGAGCATGCGGACGAGCTTGGCGGCGATCTTGCCGACGGCGGCCAGCGTCCAGCTGACGAACTTGGTTTCGAGCGCGGCAAACGCGCCGGCCACCAGAAAATCGGTGGTCGCCCCAGCCGTGATGGCCCGCTGCCGGCCGATGAACTGGCCCCACTCCTCGGGCGGCAGGGACCGCAGCCGCTGGGAGATCACGGGGTCGCCGCTGAACTTCGAGCGCAGCTTGCTCGCGCCGCGCCGCACCACCTCGGACAGCATGGTGTCGGCGGCGATGATGATGCGCTCGCGCAGTGCCTGCTCGATGCGCACGATGTCGTGCATCTGGTCGTGCACAAGCTCGTAGTCGGGGTCGGCCTCGACGGCAGCCGCGACCATCGACAGCTTGGCGCTGAGCCGTTCGAGGATGGTCGCCCCGTCGGACGTGAGGCCCGGCGGGGTGGCCGGCGGCTGGCCCGTCCCGGCCGGCAGCGCGGCGGGCTCGCCGACTTCCTTCGTGCTGCCGTCGGCCGGGGTGCCGCCCTTGTCTCCGATGGCCACGGTCTCGCGCGTGGGCAGCACGACTTCCTTGCCGGGGCTCAGCGTGCGCTGAATCAGCTGGGATGCGGTCAGCGGGTCGAAGGCCGTGCGGAGCAGCAGCATGCGCAGCAGTTCGTCATCGCTCGGCTTGTCGCTGTCGTTGAAGCCCAGCTCGCGCAGCAGGGCGTCGAAGCCGATGCCGCCCATGTTGAAGGCGTCGATGGCGTCCTGTCGGCGGTTCGTGTTCTCCACCAACATGCCGGCGTCGTACCAGACGCGGATCCGCTTGACGTCCTTCGGATCCCAGCCGTCTTGGATCAGGTTGTACCGCAGGTAGGCGACCGTCAGCGAGTCGCCCATGCGGCGGGTGCCGGGTTCGAGGTGGTAGCGGAAGGTGCTGGCGTCGATCTGCCACGCGGACCAGTGGTTCGAGTCACCCAGGCCGGCGATCACCTCGGGCGGCAGGTCGAGGCCTCGGCCCATGCGGCGCAGGAAGCCTTCGAGCTTCTCGGCCAGCTCGGGCGACGTCTCACGGGCGAGCTGTAGGTGCGTGACCGCCTTGATGTCCTCGGCCTCGCCGGTGAGCACGACCGGCACGACGCCACCCGGGTCGCCTTCGTTGGTGATGGGCGCGAGCATGGCGGCGGTGAACTCGCCCATGAACTTGTCGTCCGACACCGAGACGTCGCCGTCTTCGGTGGTGGCCCGGGACAGCATCATCGAGTTCGGGAACATGAGCAGGCCGTTGGCGGCGATGCGCGAGCGTGCGGCCGCCCGGATCTCCCGGCCGGTCAGCACGATGTCCTCGAAGGTGTCGAGCGCAGCCTGACAGGGGCTGTCGGCGAGGATGCCGCGTCGCGGGTGTGGCACCCACAGCCGGTACAGCTCTTCGGTGTCCCAGTCGACGTACCGGCGCTGGCCCGGGTTGTCGTCGTCCTCGATCTGGCAGCTGCGTCCGTCCTGGCCGGGGAACACTTCATCGATTGAGCGGATGCGCCAGCGCTCTTCGCCGGACTCGGCGTCGATCATGCCGTGCAGCCAGCACTCGCCAGCGATGTCGTTGTTCTCGGACCACGCGCCGAGGAACCCGAAGCCGTCGTCGAGCGGCAGCCGGTTCAGCAGGGCCTCGGCGGCGTCGGCGAGGCCCTCGGGCAGGTCGATCTGCGCCGCCTTCTTGGGGTCCTTGTCGTTGCGCAGGGACAGCGGGATCGGCTCGTCGTCGTCGTCGATGATCAGCGCGGCGTAGAAGCGGACGCGGCTGATCGCGTTCGAGCGGAAGCCGGTGGCGAACCGCAGCTCGGGGATCGAGTCGCGGTACCGCCACGCCAGTGACTGCCACTGCTGGCGGGCCTGCGCGACGGCGCGCAGCTGGTTCGTGCCGCCGGCCTCGGTGGGCACGATGCGCATGCCGGCGGCGCGCAGGGTGCGCACGTGCTTGGACTCGCCGGGCTCGGTGACTTCGTGCGAGCGGAAGCCGAACCGCTGGAGCAGGGTCGTCACGTCACTCCCCCATCGGCAGCAGGGCGGTGACCGAGGACGCGGCCAGGGCGACGGCGATCGGCTGCCACACGGGGCGCGGCAGCACGCAGGCGGCCAGCACGACGCCGGCCGATACCCACCAGCCGAGGCACCACGGGCAGGTGAGCAGCTCGGCGACTCGGCCGGTCGGATTCCGGTTGATCAACTTGTCGCGCAGCGCACCGAACGGCATCGTGTCGAGCAGGCCCATGCGGGTGAGCCTGTGCACGGCCAGCACGAGAATGGCGACCGCCAGGGGATCACGGGTCCAGGTCGGTTCACGCACTGGCCTCACCCCACGGCAGGGTTCGCGACGTCCAGGACGGCACCCAGCTCTTGAGGTCGCGCAGGTGGCAGCCGCAGCCGACCATCTGGCCGACGGCCACGGTGCCGGCGTCGGTGACGATCTGGAAGCCCAGACGCGGGGTCGGCAGGGCTGGCGTCAGTTCGAGGGTGGCCGGCCAGTCGATCGGTGACCAGAACAGCGCGCCGGACAGGTCGTCATCGGCCGGCGGCCGGGTGGCGAACACGTAGAGGCCGGTGTCGGTGGCGTGCACGCGCACGCTGTGCCGCGCCTGGCCGTTCGGCAGCGTGACGTGCGCCGGAAACCACCGCGCGTACTGGGCGGTGGGTGTGGGTGTGCTCGGCTGTGCCGAGACGACGTCATCGAGCTGGGCCGTCACGACGTCCCCCTTTCGGTCGGACGCCAGGATAGCCAGCAGCCCCGGCGCGCAGGGCGTACCGGGGCTGCTAACGATTCATCTGCGGCGCAGTATGACCGTCAGTAAGGTGGAAAGAATGGCCGTGGCCGTTCCGAGTGCAATGCTGCACCCCGCTTTCTGTCGCCGATGTCGCATGCTCACTAGGACGTGCCGCCTCGGGCCGGGTTCCTCGCTCCCATGGCCGCGAGAACGTCCAGCGCCAGGCTGACGCGTTCGGTGTCGCCGTCGCGCCACGCCGTGTAGTACTCGTTCGTCCACCATTCGATGCTCTCGCCGCGCAACTTGGCGGCCTCGACCTTGGCCCGCTGCGCCTTGGCGAACTTCGCCGACCTGCGGGCACGGTGGCCGCGCGCGATCAGCCACGGCCAGCTGACCGGCATGAGGAATGCGGCCAGGAAGACGACCCAGAACTTCGTTTGCCAGCCGTCGGCGATGGGCCACGCGTACGTGATGACAGCGCCGATGGCGAGCAAGACCAGGAAGCCGCTCACGACGCCAGCCCCGTAGCGAAGGCGGCGGCCAGGTTCAGCACCCGGTGGTACGAGAGCAGCTCGTTGCGGCGGTGGCGCTCGCCATGCGCGTCGACGTAGGGCTGCACGTCGCCGCGCCGCCGGGGCTGGTAGACAACGCCGCGCCGCCGGTCGTTGACGATCACCGTGCCGGCGCTGGGCACGCCCGGGCGGACTTCCGCGCCGAGCCCGGTGATCGGCAGCCAGATCAGGCGCGGCCGGCTGGCCTGGGTGCCGTCGGAGCGGCAGCGAGCGGCCCGCAAGGTCATGGTGCCGGTCTGCCGGCCGTCCACCACGATGTCGTGCACCTGCCACCAGCAGCCTTCGGATTTGACCTGCATGCCCTCGGCCAGCTCACTGTGGGCGATACGCCAGTTCTCGCTCATGATGTCCTCGCTTGGGGAAGGCCGGCCCGGGATTGTCCGGGCCGGCGGCTGGTCAGATGTCGTTGGCCTGCTCGTACGCGTCCAACCAGCCTTCACCGAAGGCCTGGGGGTGCTGCACCTGGTTCTTGGCGACGCCACGGATGTGACCACGACCGGCGTGCCAGCAGGCGCAGGGCCGGGGGTCCGGGTCGCCGGCTTCGATCTGCTCGGCGAAGCTGCGGTGCTCGGCGTAGATGCCCGTCGCGTGAGCCATTTCGATTCTCCTTGGGTTTGTTCCGTTGCCGACAAGAAGAACGTTAGCCTACGTACTAGGTGGGTGTCAACACCCAATCAGGCGAGCCGTTTGGCGATCTGCCGAGCAGCGGCATGCGCACGCGCCGAGCGCATCGAACGCGCCGCCGCCTCAGCATCGCCTCGGGCTCGATCATTCCGGGCCACCACGAGATGCAACTCCCACAACGTGCGGCCGTCGATCGGATTCGTCATGGCCGACCAGCCCTCACGTGCTGGCGGATGAACAGGTCTCCGATCGCTGCGAAGTCCTCGCGCGGCACGTACAGGGCGTCGCCCGAGTCGTTCGTGACGACGCCGCCGGCCACCGGGCGGCCGGACTCAGCGGCCACGTCGCCCATCTCGTCGAGCAGCTCGATGCCGTAGCCGCGCTCTTCGGCCGGGACGCGGAACATCGAGTGGCCGCCGACCAGCTCGACGGCCATCACGCGCCGTCCGGGTGCGGCCGGTCGTCGTCCGGGCCGGCCATGCGGTCGTCCGGGAAGACGTCGTCGTCGCCGGCCAGCAGGTAAGCCGTCAGCTCGGTCTCGGTCATGTCCTCGATGTGGGCCGGGAGGATGCCCTCGGTGGTGTACTCGATCTCGTCCATGCCCCCATTAAACCCCTCACGCCAGTGGGTGTCAACACATGCGGACAAGCGAAAGGCCCGGGGTCGGTTGGATGATGATTTGCACGTCGCCATCCGCCCGCAGCTGGACCCCGGGCCTTCGCTGCTGGTCCCTCACGCGTAGCGGGATACCAGCGGACTTACTGCCGCCCTACGCACATGCCGTGAGCCTGGTGCACCAGGTGATCACGACCCGCCGTGGAGAGGCGGCGTGGCAGAGCCCGGCAGCGCGTGCGCCCTGCGCCTCGGCCGGCGGTGAAACCGACCGAGGCCTTGCCCGCTGCGTCACCCGGGCGTTTGGTGAGCGGCCCCACCTCACGCAGAAATCGGTCCGCCAGGCGACCGATCGCCGCCGAGGCCCGCCCGCCTTCCGGCAGGCTGCCCCGACCACTTGCAGCCGCTACTGCGGCAACCGTGAGGCGGAAGGACTCGAACCTTCGCCTTCCCGCTCGGCGATTGACCGAACAGGCTGCTCTTCCCTTGAGCTACACCCCGTGCGGCCGGCGGCCGGCCCACCTACTAGCGCCCGGTTCCCGGGTGCGACTCCGGTACTGGGGGCGGTGTTCGGGGGCCAGTCGCGCCGGCCCGGCAACCGTCTGCTAGGCCCGCCGGCCTAGCTCTTGCTGCCTAGTGCGCTGGTGGGAGTCGAACCCACAACACGGGGCTTTGGGCCCTTCGCTCTGCCAGTTGGCGTACAGCGCTCCACCTTCGCCGCGATCGTCTGGGCCCAGTCGTTCGCGGGTCAAGCTGTTCCGGCCCGCTGCGCGAGCTACGGCGTTGTGCCGGCGGGCCGGTGGTCTGTGTCCACCTCACCGGCCAAGCTCGGTCGGCCGGTGAGGCGACCCGACGGCGACGCTACACCCCGTCGACTTGCGCGTCAACGTCACACGAGCTCGCCAGCCCCGGGGCGGCACGCCTCGATCATCTGCTCGACGTACGGGAAGTCGACGGCCCTCACCTTGCGGTAGTCGACGTCTTTGGCCAACCATCGGTTGGTCCACTCGTGGGGCAGATCATCGAACTCGACCAGCAGGTCAGAGCGGTTCGAGGTGCTGCCCGACTTGAGCCGCCGCCACGCGTGCAGCTCGACGTTCGTCAGCCGCCATTCGGTGCGATCAACGATGCGGCCGTTTCGGTAGGTGGTCGACCGCTTGAACTTGATCATCAGGTCGTGTGGTGCCCACGTGCTGTCATCCCCGCCGAACGGGTGCGCGAAGTCGGGGCGGCCAACCAGGCTGTACCGCACGACGCGCTCGACGTTGTCCTCGGCGCTCGGCCCTTCGGTGTCAGCCGGCACGATCTCGATGTCGCTCACAGCTCCACCTCGGCCAGCTCGTCGATCCACACGGGTCCCGGGTAGCCGCCGAGCTTGGCGGCGGCGTAGGCCCGCACCTCGGGCCGGTAGCTGCGCAGCATGCCGCGCAGGCCGGTCGGCCACAGGCCGGCGAGCGGGTGGCCGGGCATGGCCTTCGTGTCGCGGCTGCGGGTCGTTCCCCGGTAGGTCAACCGTTGGTTGTGCCCGTTGGTGAACAGGGCGCGGTTGCCGTGGATGTTGCGCTTGGACTGGCCGGTGCGGCGGCGGGGCAGCGTTGGAATCGGCTGGCCGGTCACGTCGGCGTGGCTGGCCTTCTGGGCTTGCATGGTCATGCGCGTCCCCTTGCGTTGATCATCTTGCGGAGGTAGGCGACGCCGAGGCCGGCGGATCCGAGCAGCACGGCGGCCCCGAACTCTTGGATGCTCTCGACCAGCGTGATCATGGGATCTTCCTTTCTCGGCGTCGGCCAGTCACTTAAACCTAACACCCCTCGCGTGGGGGTGTCAACTCACTTGAGCCCGCAGCAGCAGCGCGTCCGGCCCACGCAGCGACAGTTGCAATTCCGGCAGCAATTCGCCGCCGCTCCGAACCGGTGATCACACCGGCACGTGCAGGTCCATGTCCTCGCGCCGTTCGAGATGCGCTCCCCCTTGACGTTCACGGCCAGTACACCGTCAACACGCCGCCGCTCCCGACGTTGATCAGGCCCGGGTGGCTGCCGGACGGCTCGGCGATCACGTGCCAGATGTCCGAGCAGGTGAAGCCACGCGCCGGCTTCACCGTGGTCACGGCCCGGTACGTGGCCGCCTTCACGCCTTTGGTCTTCCTGGTCGTCACGCTGCGGGCCACCGCCTTGTTGGCGGCCAGCCAGCGCCAGACGACACGGTCGCAGGCCTTGAGATCGATCTCGCTCATCGCCGCCACCACATCAGCGTGTAGCGGTCACGCACCTCGATCTTGGCGTCATCCGCGTGGATGCGGTCCGAGGCCTTGAGCGCGCCGCCGACCTTGCCCTGATCCGCCTTGTGCACGGCCCGCACTGTGGTGCAGGCGTAGAAGCTCTGGTCCCGCTTGGTGGGCCTGGTGGATGCCACAGCGGCCAGCGAGGCGTCCCGGCAGGCCGCGACGGCCAGCCGGGAGCACTGGGCGGGCTGCATGTGCTTACTCGGGTCGGACAAGATCATCTCTCCAGTCGAATCGTTAGTTGCGGTAAGGAACTACTTCTTGACCCAGTCGCGCCGGCCGCCGGGCCGCAGCCACGTCAGCACGACGGCCCCGGAGCGAACGCGGTAGTCGCCCATGTCCAGGTAGTCGCCTCGCGCCTCCCGAAGCGCGCTCTGGACGTCGGCCAGCGTGTGTGGCGTCGCTGGCCTCACCGTGCTGGTGGCGGCGTGGCCAGCCTCGCGCTTGCCGGCCAGCTTGGTGGTGCACTCGGCGTTCACGCCGGCCATGCGCAGGATGCTCTGCACGCGACGGGTGTACGCGTCGGCGGTCAGCATGCGGGTCTCCTCGGGATCGGATGGCGGGAGCCTTCCCCACCATGGCTAAACCTACCCCACACGTCATCGGGTGTCAACCCGATGAGCTGGGCGGTCCCCCCTGCCGCCCGGCCCGAGGGCCTCAGCGCTTCCGAGCCGCGCGCCGGGCCTCGGCCTTGCCGGCCTTGGTGAAGCCGTACAGACGCTGCGCGGCGGCGTGCATCTGGTCCATCGCGGTGCCGCCGTCGAACTTGGCCATCGCCTCGGCCCACTCGATCATCGAGGCGCGAGAGGCTTCCAGCCGGGCCTGCACGTCCGTGGCAGTCGGGGCCGGCTTGACCGGCTTCGCGACCTTGCGGGCCGGGCGGCTGGCCGGGGCCTCGATGCCCAGCTTGCGGCAGCAGTTCTTGCAGGTGACCGGGGCGTCGGTGTAGGCGAACTTGGCCTCGATGGTCTCGTAACCCGAGGCGCGGCGCATGTTCGAGCAGAGGACCGGGTTGCGGTCGGTGGTGCTGGGCGCGTGGACGACGGTCCCATTCTTGGCCACCAGGTTCATCTGCATTTCGATCTCCTCGGGTTGTTCTCTCTGTTGTAAGGAGAACTCTACGCCCCAACTCGGTGGGTGTCAACACCGAGTTGGGGCGGTCACCCGATCAGTGGAACAGATAGCCAAACTGCTCGGTCGAGGACGCCGCGAACGCCACGTTCCGGCGGTGCTGCTCGGCCAGGTCCGGCCCCGAGCCCCAGAAGCCGCGCCCCACCATTGCGTCCTCGACGCGGACGCTCCGCTCCCACGCATCGCTGTCGACAGCGGCCTGCGCGATGCACTCGCTAGTGGTCAGCTGGCCGATCTCGGTCTCGCGCATTTCGTCTCCCTGATGGCGTGTTATCTGTCTGACAAGAAGAACTCTACCTGGCCTTGCAGTGGGTGTCAACACCATTCCCGCGTTGACACCCAGCTGGCCTAGTTGGCCCGCGTGTGCTTGCGCAGGTTGCCCGAGCTGCGGACCATGCTGACCTCGGTCGCGCCGCAATCGGCGCACGTTACGGTCACGTAGACGCGGCTCATGTTGTACGAGCCCGGCACGGGGAACTTGTTGGTGCACTTGCCGTCGTCCGCCACCATCGCGGCGGGGGCCGGCTTGGCGGCGTGGGCGGCAACCTCGGCGTCGGGGCAGCAGTACGTGCACGGCTCGTAGGCCTCGACGTCGGCGGCCGGGACCTCGCTGACCTCGCCGACGAACAGGGAGCGCTTGTGGACGAAGGCGCAGCTGCGGCGGGCGTGGCGGTGGCTGCCCGCACCGGTCCGGTAGTAGGTGGTGGTGGTGGTGGTGGTGGTGGTGGTGGTGTCCATCTCGGCTCCCTCGGGTTTGTGCTCTCTCTCTGATGGATAGAACACTAGACCCTCACTCGGTGGGTGTCAACACCACCGAGTGAGGGTCACCCGATCAGTCGCAGATCGCGCAGTGGTCGTCGCAGTGCACGTCGTGCTCGCAGAAGTCGGCGTCGTCCTTGCCGACGAACGTCCACTCGTACTCGAACACCGCCAGGGGCATGACGTCCTCGGTGCCGTCGAGGAAGCGCACCCGCACCGAACCGTCCGGCTCGTCGGCCAAGCGCTCAACCGTTTCGCCGTTCTCGTGCTGGTAGTCGGGGCGGATGTACTTCGTGTCCATCTTCGGCTCCTTGGGGGTTGTTCTCTCTCTGACATGAACAACCTTACGCCGCCTTGCGGTGGGTGTCAACACCCTATGCGGCACGTCACTCGAATGGACGCAGATGGTTATCCCAACTAACGACTTGCCATCGGTTCCTTACCCCAACTAACGATTCGACTTCTGCAGGTCAGCCCCCATGTACAGGCCCGGCATGCCGTCGGCCCAGTCCACCCAGTAGCGCCAGCCGCGCCCCACCCGCTCGGCCAGGCGCACCCGCCCGAAACGCCGGCCATGCTGCCGGCGGTCCATGACGGGTGCGCCCGGTTGGTGCGTTGGCTCCCTCACCGGTGCTTGCAGGCCGTCAGCCGGCCGCAGCGGGCACAGGGGCGCAGGGCCGGCCGGACAGCCCGGATCGGGCCGTACGTGGCGTCAGCGCGCCGTAGAGCCTCGCGCTCGACGGACTCGCGCCGGGTGACCGGGCCGCGCGCCGCCATGGCGCAGGCGGCCATGAGGGCGCGCTGCCGGCGGGTGAGCTTCACTTCGAGGCGTCCCTGTTCGCCTTGGCGGCATAGAACTCGTCCTTGCCGATGCTGTCGTGGATGTGCTCGCCGTGCTTGCTGCACTTGCCCTTCTTGAGCTTGCGCCCGCAGGTCTGGCCGCGCCAGCGTGCGCAGCAGACGCCCAGTTCCTTGGCCTGCTTGGCCGTCATGATCTTCAGTCCCTTCCCAGAAACTTGATGTTCGTAGCGCCAGGGCTGTGCCTGATCGCAGCCCGACGGATCCACTCCATGCGCCGGCTACCGAGCTGGTCAAAGTCGGCCGGCGCAGTCTCCCAGTAGCTCGTCACCTTGCCGTTCTTCTTGGTGAACTCGATGTGCAGCCGGACGCCGCGCTTGCCCATCACTTCCGTCCCCTCTTGACGCGCCCGATCGCGCCGTTCTCTGCCGGGCTGGTCTTCAAACTGCCGACGAGCCGCCACCCGTCCTTGGCGATGGCCTTGGCGACGCCGCGCCGGGTCACGCCCGACCAGGTGCCGCCGTGCCGGCCGTCGTCCGTGGTGATCGTGGCCGACCCGTTGCCGAGGTCGACCACGATCCCGCCGCGCTCCCTGCTCACAGGCTGTAGGCCATGTGGCCGAGGATGACGGTCGGCTGATGGACGTCGTGCACCGGGACGTTGAGCGTCTGGCGACCAGTCTCACCGGTGATTTCGCGGATGCGGTCCGCTCGGGCGACCAGGCCGGCGCGCTGCTCGGCGGTCAGCTGCACGCTCTGCGCCACCAGCATGCTCGGCGCGTAGATCTTCAGTCGCTCGCTCATTGTGTCCTCGATTCGGGCTGTTCCTGGCCTGACAAGAAGAACGCTACACCCTACGACGGTGGGTGTCAACACCTATCGCCCAAGGGCCTTCTTGTTCGCCTTGGCAACGATGTCCTTGACCGCGCGCCACTGCTCCGGCGTCGGCTGCTCGATACCGCTCACCTCACCCATCAGGCACACGATCGTCGTGCGGAACAGGTCGTAGGCCTCACGGTCGCGGTCGAGCAACTGCAAGGTGCGGGCCGCGTACTCGGCCTGCTCGCGCATCCGCTGGTCGACCTCGGGGTGATCGATGCCGAGGTGCTTCACCACCAGGTCACGCGCCGCCGCTACCTGCTCGGCCGCCCTGCTGGCCGTGCGGTCCCGGTCGACCATGAGCGAGCCGTTCGCCGACTCCAGAGTGCCGATGCGCCGCTGCTGCCTGTCGGCCTCGGCGTCGGCGGTCTCGAACGCGCGCTCGGCGCGGTGCAGCAGGTCGCGCAGCCGGCGCACCTTCTGCTTGTCCATGGTCACCTGCGGGAAGGTGTCCGCGTCGACGATCTCGCGCAGCTCGCGGGCCGCCTGCACCAGGTCGGCACGCACGCTGTGGAAGTGGGTCACGTTCTCTCCGTTCGTCGAGCCGGGGGGCCGATCTGGCCGGCCCCCGGGTGCTCGGTCAGTTGGCCACGTACGTCACGGCGTCGCTGATCGCTGCCGTGAGCTCGTGACAGTCGGCGACCACCTGCGAGTTGGCATCGGCGTCGAACTCGACGACCTGCCAGGCACGGCCGAACTCGCCGGGGGCCGGCCGCCACACCACGACGCCCTTGACGCACTCGCCGAGGGCGACCGAGCGGCCGGTGATGATCCAGCGGTCCGCGTCGATGCGCTTGGCCTGAACGGGCCGGCCGTCCGTGATGAACTCGAACGAGCTGCGGATTTCCATCTCGGCGATCGCGGCGGGCTGGAACATCGGAGCCTCCTGTGGTGGTTGTTGGGTTGGCCTGACATGAACAAAGTTACCGGACCCGACGGTGGGTGTCAACACCATGGGTCCGGTAACTTTGCGTGATCAGTACTCGCTAGCCTTCAGTGCCCTCACATGGGGATTCCCCACCCTCTTGAAAGCCGATGTGCACACAGCGCACATCTTCTGCGGCTTCTGGCCCAGAAGCGTCACCATCCACGACGCACCCGACTGGCCGCAGTTCTGACAGTCCGGGCGCGGCTTCAGTCCCTTGTCGTCGAGCCGAGCCATCAGTACTCCCGTCTGCGCAGCGTGCGCCGCGTGCTCGTCGCCGGCTGCTTCTCGGCGCACGGCGTGCACATCTTCCGCCGCTTCACACCGAGCCCCGGAACCCGGCCGGCAACCACCATCCACGCGGCATCGTTCTGGCCGCACTCCTGACACCTCGGCAACGGCTTGTTGTCCGCCATCATCATCCCCTCAGCTTGGCTATCGCCTTCTCGTTGGCCGTCAGAGCCCACGTGGGCCACGCCGTGATGCTCAAGGCCTTCCCGGACCGGGAGCACACCGCCGAGCGATTGCTCGACCACTCGGCGTCCCGGACGGCGTCGTGGCGCTCATACCAGAACGCGCCCGGCTTCTGACGGGTCGGCACCTCGAACACGGCAGTCGTGCCCGCCCCGCAGAACGGGCACGACTGGCCAGTCTTCTTGATTCGCTTGGCCATCGGTCATTCGCCGAGCGGCAAATCTGCAAGGAGACGGTACGCCCACTGAGGGAAGTACTTGTCGCCGTACCGAACGGTAGTGTTCGGGCACTTGACCTTCTTGCCATCGATCTTGTTCGTGTGCCCCTTGTAGAATACCGAGCTCAACAGCCGCGTGCCGTTCATGTTCAGTGTGGCTCTTACGCCGATTCCGCAATGGATACAGTTCATACGACCGGACTTGGCCACGGTCACCCCTCTACGTCGTGAATGTGCTTCCAGCCGCTCGCCATCTGGCCGGCGCACTTCTTGTGCACGTTGCCACCCTTCGGGCACGGCTTGTCGCACACGGGGCAAATGTTCTTACCCTTGGCCTCGGCGCGGTTGTTGCGCACCTTCCTGCCCTGCTTGACCGGGTTGACCGCGTCGACAGCGTCGGACACCTTGTTCTTGGCAGCGTTCTTGGCCTTGTCGCGCAGCGTCTCGCCCCGACCGGTCGTGAGCCAGCCCATGTCTATCCCCTCAGTCCTTGTGCTTGATCCGGGTGAAGTCGCTCGGTTCGTCGCCGAACACGGCCTTGCAGGCCACCATGCAGGTGGCACAGACGCGGTCCGGCTTGCCCGTCTGCCTGTCGGTGCGGATGTAGATGGCGTTACGGCGCTTGCAGACGTCGCATTTCTTGGCAGCCATCGGATGTCTTTCCCGCCGGGTGTCGGCGATCCCCGGGGCGAGACCACGCCGCAGCGTAGCCTGCCCCGGATTGGTCGGATGTCTCAGCGGTTGCCGAGCTCGCGCACGATCTTGTTGCGGATCGACCGCAGCTCGGCCAGCTGGGCCTTGCGCTTCTTGGCGTCGGTGATCTTCACGGCCGCCTGCGTGTCGGCGGCGTTGACGGTGAGCAGCTGCCGCAGCTCTTCGGTGGTCGCCTTGGCGTAGTCGCTCATTTCGTTCCCCTGTCCGTTTGGCTTGTATCTACTACCTTACCGGTCGGACATGGGGGTGTCAACACCTTTCTTGGCGCTGGCCAGATGCCAATGCTCCTGACGAATGAACCACGGCCCCGGCGCGTCCCTACACAGGTACACACGCTGCGGCACCGAATCGTCCAGCGCCGCCAACAGGCCGGCCGCCCGCTCCGCAGCCGCACGCGAGGCATAGCCCGGCTTGTGCCGGCCGCTCAGCTGCGTACACAGCGCCACCACGCGACCCCACCGACGGCTATGCCGGTGGATCGCGAACCGGGCCACCAAGTCGCGCCTGGCGGCGTGAGGCGACGACGCCTCTTGCTCGTGGCGTCGTCGCTCCCGCTCTGTCCCAAGCCGGCCGGTGTGCCGCCGGCCGCCGCTCACCCCAGGACCAGCCAGTACGCCAGGGCCAGCACCGAGTCGCCGACGGCGACGCCGAGCAGGCCGATGGTGATCTTGTACTGGCTGAGGTCCCAGCCACGCCCCTTGACCGTGAGCTGTAGAACCTTCCACATGCTGCACGCCTCTTGCGTGGTGTGCAGCAGCGCCACCACGCTGGCCGCAACCAGCACGACCAGCGCGGCGATCTGGCCGGCGGTCACGACTCGTCCGCCGGCTTGGCCGGCTGAAAGTTCGAGTTGTCGATCGTGGCCTGCGCGACCTTGGCCAGCATGACCTTCTCGTTCATGTGCTGGGCCAGCGCGCGGGCCGCGTCCTCGGCGTCATAGCCGCCCTGGTCGATCAGGGTCGCCACGTAGGGCACAACGAACGGCGGCGGCGCGTACTCGCGGTCGAACACGTGCCAGCTGCCGGCGTCGTCGCCGCGTCCGGCGTAGTAGCGATCGCAGCGCAGCCAGTCCCACACCTCGCGCTGGTGGGTGAAGGTCTCGTGCAGGGCGCGCTGAAGCGCCTCGGGCTCGGTCCGGGTGGCGGCGGCGATGGCGACGCCGAGCGGGCCGAAGGTCTCGCCGAGCTTGTCGAGCGCTTCGATCAGGTTGGGGTCGATGTCGCGCTGCTGGTAGTCGCAGCCGACGCCGAACAGGTCGGCGAGCGTCTTGCGCTGGTCCATGGGGAGCCTTTCGTTGTGGGGCAACGGGTTCTGCGTTTACGCTACAGGTCAAGCTTGGGGGTGTCAACAGGCTTCCACTGGCGATCCTCATACCGGAACCGCTGCCCCTGCACATCGATCTCGGGCGGCGGCACCACCCCGGCGAACGCCTGCATGAGCACCTCGGCCCGCCGGCCCGTCGCCGACAGCACCCGCTCGAACAACGGCCGCAGCACGCCGCGCCGGGCAGCCGGCGACAGCAGCAGGGCGCGCAGCTCGGCGTCCACCGTCGTGGCCAGATCGGTCACCGCGTAGACGATCGCGTGCACGTACGGGTCGCTGCGGTACTGGTCGGCGCGGTCGTCGTCTTCGTCCAGCAGCTCGTTTAGCACACGCAACACGAACTGGAAGTCTGCCGAGCTCATAGCCCCTGGTCCTTGTGTCGTTTGGCCCTGGCGGCCCGCCGGCCGCAGATCGTGTGCGCCAACTTCGAGCGGTCGTCCGGGTTGGCCCGCACGTCCTGGCCCTTCACGTACGGCCGGCCGCACACCGCACAGACGCCGTCCTCGGGTGCCTTCACCGGAAGACACCTCGGTACTGGGCCAGCAGGTCGAGCACCCGGCCACGGGCGGCGTGCGCCTTGGCGGTCAGCGCGCCCGGGTCGGCAACGGCCGCTTCGATGGCGTAGGTCAGCGTGCCGGACACGTCGGCGTCGACCGCACGCCACAGGCTTTCGAGCACGGCGGCGAGCCGGTCGAAGTCGGTCAGCACGGGCATGCCGTCGGTGATGGTCTGCACGTCGCGTTGCCGCTCGGCTTCCTGTTCGGCGGCGACCACGCGGCCGACGATTTGGGAGAGGCAGAGCACGCCGGCAGCGTGACGCAGCTCGTCGGCACCCGGCCCATCCCAACTGCCGCCGTGGAAGGCGCACTCCCCGGAGTACGGCGCGATCTCACACGGCCGGTCGGGGTCGGCATCCAGCTCGGCGGCCACCAGCAGTCGCCATGCGGCCGGCAGGGCGCGGTCGGGCAGATCGGGGTTGGCCACGGTCACCACCCGCCGATGTTCTGCCAGGTGTGGCCGAGCCACAGCTTGACGGGGCGCAGGTCGTCGCGCATCTGGCGGATCAGGGCTCGGCCGATGGGGAACTCCTGGCGCTGGCTATCGGTGCCGAACTTGTGGACGCCGGTCCAGACCAGCACGACCAGGGCGACATAGGCAAGCGCGGTCCAGCTGAGGACAGTGTCGGCAGGGGTGCTGCCGCCGAGGATGAGATGGAGGGTGGCAATGAGGATCAGCACGACTCCGGCGAGTCGGCTGATGGTGCGCATGGGAACGGGTTTCACGGTCGTATGCCTTTCGGGGAATACTCGCTGTGCGGGTTGTTGGGGTGGATGCTGACCACCCCGGGTCGAAGATCATTTGCGTCGGCGCTGGCACCAGCAGTCGTCCATGATGTGGGCCGACGGCGAGTGGATGCGCAGCAGCCAGCCGAGCGCGGTCGCGCGCCACGGCCGGCGCGGCCAGCCCGGGCGGCGCTGCCACCACCAGACCTCGTGGCGCTTCATCGGGTCAGCGCCACGATCGAGCACACCAGGGCGGCGATTGACAGCAGGGTCGATCCGATTAGGTGCACGCGCGCGTCGGACAGCACGTAGACCAGGGCGTACCAGGCGTCGACCAGGCCATCCCACAGGTCACCCATGGTGGACCACCACCGACGCGACGGCGGAGGCGAGCAGCACGACGATCGCCACCACGGCCCACACGGTCTCGGCCCGGCTCATGGCCGCACCTCGATCGGGGCCATGGCCACCGGGTAGCTGGTGTTCCAGTCGACCATGCTGCCGCTGCACCCCGGCAGGTCGCAGCGGCTGCCCGGCATGCGGTTCGGACTCCACGCCGGCACCCAGCAAGCGCCGCAGGTCACCCTCGGCTGCTCCGCTGCGTGGCATTCGTAGCAGCGAGCGAGGTTGCGGCCATGCTCGCAGGCGGGGCCGCCGGACGGCAGCCACACGCGCGGTTCGGCCGGCGGCGTCTTCCAGCGCTCGAACTGGGCTTGCGGCACAGTGGCGAGGGTGGCATGCACCTGCGCCACGGCCACCAGCTCGGCGCGTGCCTTCCACAGGGTCTCGGCGGACACGTCGGAAGACACGTTGACGCCCTTGATCAGGTCGTCGAGGCCGTCAGTGATCAGGTGCGTGGCCGCCTGGTAGTGCTGGCGCGGCGACATCATCTTGATCGGCTCGCTCACGGCTTGGTCACCTCTTCCAGCCGGCGCGCGGCCTCCCCAGCCCACGAGCGCTCGGCGCGTTGGCTGATCTCGGCGATGTGCGCCCAGTCGGGCTGCTCGAACTGGATGCCGGCATCGGTGAGCACGCGCTCGTACATGCCGTTGAGCAAGGTCGGGATCTGCACCTCGCGCCACGGCGTCGGGCCGACCAGGCGGGCCAGCCGCACGATCCGCGCGGCCAGACCGATACACGCGATAGACCAGACGCCGCCGATGGTGCGCTGCTGCGCTTCGGCAAGGTCGGTCCACAACGAAACCTGCTCTTCGCGCATGACGTCATGCCAGGTGCGGCCGACTGGTTCGTTACCGGGATCGAGCTCAGCGCCGAACACGTCGATGTCGGCCGTGCGAAAGTCGATCATGACTTGGCCACCTTCCGCAGCTCGGCGGCAATCGCGTTCAGGCTCTGCATGGCCGGCAGGAACGCGGCAGTCAGGGCGTCGCTCAACGCCTTGAACCGCTCGGCGAGCCGTGCGACGTCCTCGGCGGTGAGGCCCGGAAGCGTAGGCTCGGGCGGCGGCGGGTTCAGGTTCACCGACACCTCGAAGTCGCCGGGGATGAACTCCTGCCGGCCGGTCGGCTCGCCATCGGCGTCGAGGTGCGTGACCCGGATGCCCTCGGCGTGCATGTGTGGCTGGCCCTGATTGCTGATCACTGTGCGTCCTCCCTGCTCAGGTAGTGGCGCACGGCCTCTTGGATGCGGCCGGCAGCGTCGGACATGATCTTGCCGATCTCGGCGGCGAGCTCGCCCCACGGTGTGGGGCCGCCGTCGAGCACCAGTTCGAGCGACACCGGCGGGTCCATGCGCACCAGCACGCGCAGCCGACGCCGGTCGATCATCATGCTGTCGCCGGTGTCGCACTCGAACAGGAAATCGCGGCCGTCGCCCTTCGCGCCCAAGCGCAGCAGCGACTGCTGATCGGCCTTGGCACGCTCGACCATCTGCCCGGCAATCCAGCTGTCAATCAGGCGCTCGGTCTCCTCGCGGATCGCCGACGCGTCCACCTTGACCGGCGGCCACGTCCCGTCGACCCGCAGCGAATCCAAGGCGTCGCGCGCCTGCTGACTGTGGCGGATGCGGATCTCGCCCGGCCCCGGGTACTGCGGCTGCCCGGTGACGCGCTGCATAGTCTCGTGCGCCTCGGCCGCCTGCTCGCGGTCGCAGGCCGAGCAGTTGCGGCACGCCGTCGAACTCGGGCGCGGCTTCGGGGTGCCGCGATGCTGGTTCAGGTCGTGACCGCAGGCCTTGCACTCCAACCCAGACGGCACCCGGTGATAGGCGCACTTCTCGGTCGGCGTGCAGTGGGCGCACCTCGGCGCACCGTGCGCCCGGCACTTGCTGACGTTCGTGCATCCGCACGGCGCGATCGGGGCCGGCGTCGCCGGGTCGCGGACGTACCAGTACCGGCAGGTCCATTCGTGCACGTTCTCGGCAGCGCGCGGGCAGCCGCACAGGGAAATCTGTCCAGCGTCGGCCGGCCCGTCGAGCTCCTGCACGCACTGGCCGAGGCACGAGCAGCAGCCGCCGCACGGCCCCTGGTCGTCGCTCATGCCCCGGCAGGACTCGGCGGTGCAGTCGTGCGAGCGTCGGCGCAGCTCGTAGTGCACCCCATCGTGGTTCATCGACTTGAACGGGGAGACGTAGCCGATCGCCTTGGCGTGGCGAGCAGTCTCGGCCGCATGGATGAACTGCGGCCACTGGTCACCGGGGAAGGTGCCTGACAGCGGTCCGGCGTTCAGCACGCGCCAGCAGGCGTTCGCGCAGTCGTGGGTGCATTGCCCGTCGTCCGGGCAGCCGTTGAACGGGCGCGCGGTCTCGTCGCTCACTTGCTGAACACCCTCTGGAGAACGGTGAGGTCGCCCTCGGCCTTGAGTGCGCGGCGCTTCCAGTCGTCGCGCTCGGCGGTCAGCTTCTCGATCTTGCGCTCGGCGGCGTCGGCGCGGTGCACGATGTCGAGCACGCCGGTCACGAAGTCGCCTTCGATCTTCGGTGCCCGCTGCTTGTGCCGGTTCAGGTGCGGCCGGATCGAGGCCGGCGACTTGTCGACGTAGTTGCACTCGGCACAGCCGTAGACGATGACGTCGCCTTCGAGCAGCAGCGTCCGGATGCGCTGCCAGTAGACGGCCTGGCCGTCCTTGGTGGTGATGGGCGATTCGGTCGGCGTGTCGCTGATGATCTTGAACTTGCCGATCTCGTGCCCATCGTTCAGGTGCACCTCGACGAAGTCGAGACGCTCGCCGCTCTCGGCGAGCCCCCGTGACATGCCGGTGTTCTTGCGCGGCGTCGCCTTGTAGGCCATGCTCACGTCCCCTTCGCTGGTGACCGGCACCCCGGCCACGCTGATCGTCTTGCCTGCGATGTCTATGCCGAGCCGCTCGAACAGCCCACGGAGCGTCATCGGCGTGCGTGGCCCAGCTGCGCGCCGTGCTTCGAGTTGCACGAGCCGCAGGCGGGTTGGATGTTGGTACGGCGGTAGGTCCCGCCCTGGCAGCCGGGCAGGATCCTGTCGACCGAGATCGTGTCGATGGTGACCACCTCGGCGCAGCCGGCCAGCTTCAGCGAGCACGGCGCGGTGGTGCCGTCGCCGAACTGGTCGAGCAGCCACTGCTTGCGCCGCCGCCGTGCCGCGCTGCCGCCCCTGCTGTTGCCGTTGGTGGTGCCACGGTGCGTCTTCGGCACCACGCCGGCCACCCAGCGCCGCCCGGCCGCCGTGGTCAGCATGGTCCGGACATGCAGCCGTCCGTGCGGCCAGCCGGCGCGTGAGGTGCGAATCTGGCCGGCCTTCCACAGCTCCCGCACCGCGCGGCCCGTGGCCGGCGGCAGCGGATCGAGGTGCTCGGGCCGGCCGTCTTCGTAGCGGAGCCGTCGGAAGTCCGTACCGCCGGCAGCGCGGTCTCGCCCATGCGTTCGCTGGACAGCCACCACGTCGCCGAGCTCGACCAGCCACATGGTCTCGGCGCGGTGGCGCGTCAGGGCGAGGTCGCTCATCGGTTGCCGCACAGGGCTCGGACGCCGAGAGTGACGCCACCGATGACCAGCAGCGCGCCCCCCATGCTGACGACGTGGGGCATGGACGGCAGGCTGTGGGCCGCGTCGACAAGGGCCGAGACGCCGTCGAGGAATCGGTTGGGCAGCTGCGCCAGCGCGTTCACGATGTCGTTCAGGACCTGCATGGCGTCTCCCTGTGGTTGCTGTTCAGTGCTGCCAAGCTACACCCAGCGCTAGGTGGTGTCAACTCTTCCGCTGACAGTTCTTGCACTGCTTCATGGGAAAAGTGCTGCCGATCTTCCGGTACGGCCCCCAACACGGTGCGCCCGGGTCGGTCACCTTCCCGTCCTTGTTGCGCTTGACCTTGCAGTCGCCCTGCTTCGCGGGCTGCCTGTCCGCCACGTCACGCCACCGGCACTATCTTGCCGTCGGGCATGATCGTGCCCTCGGCGACCGGGAAGCCAGCGCGCTCATGGAACCAGCGCGCCACCTCTTGGCACTGCTCGCGATCCGACGGGTAGAACTGGCGTTCGAGCACCTCGCCGAGCGCGTAGAAGGCGACGCCCACCACGGCGTCGATCTCGTCGGAGGTCAGCCGGGTCAGTGGGCCATTCTCGCCAGTACGGCGCACGAACTCGCGCACGCCAGCGCTGATGATTCGACCGGTGGCCTCGGTGCTGGTGAACTCGGTGATCAAGCGCTTGGGCTCGGACATGGGGAACCTCGCTTCGATGGTTGGTCGCGGCCGACGGCCCGGGGCTGGTCACCGGGTCGCCGGCCGCACGCTCACTTCTTGGTGCTCGGCCGATTGGGGCATTCGAGCGCTTCGTGCAGGATGCGCTCGCGGCGGGTGGTGAACCGTGCCGGGCAGTGCACGCACTTGAACCGCGCAAGCTTCTTGAACATCACGACTATTCCGCCCCCATGCTGGTCAGCGCGTCGATGGCCTCCCAGCCCTCGATGGTCAGCTGGTGGGCGGTGAGCTCGGCCGCCGGGTGCAAGAGGCCGCGCCGGATCAGGGCCACGACCGAACCGATACGCGGTAGCTGGCCCACCGGGGTTCCGGGGCCGTTGAGGTTGCGGTAGGCGTAGTACTGCAACGCCTCGCGCTGCGGTTCGGTGAGGTTCGGGTTGGCCATGTTGTCCTCGATTCACGCTGTGGGGTGTCCGTTCACGAATGACGCTACACCCCGTGCGTGTGGGTGTCAACTAGGTTGGCAGGCCGCGCTCCCGGCGCAGCGCCACCACGTTGCGCACCACCTGCGCGTCCGGACGAAACCGCCGGCCGCCCGGGGCCTGCCAACGGCCGTCCGGCAGCTTGACCCACGCCGCCGGGTCGTGCTGCGGCGGCCGGCCCGAGGCGCGCGGCGGCCGATGCGTCGGCGGGGTGCCGGCGGCAGCCGTCAACGCGGTGCGCGGATCGGCCGCGTCCTGCTCGGTCAGCTGCGACAGGTCGTACTTGGCGTTGCGCGACCGCGCGTAGCCGGCAATCGTCACCTCGACGAACGCGCACTCGATCGCTCGGGCCAGCTCGGCCTGCGTGCGCACCACCGAGGCCCAGCCGCGCGTCAGCGGCGTCTCGATGCGGAAGCGGCCGTCGGACAAGCGTTCGACGGTGAGCGGAATCATGGTGGGCCGATGGGGGGCCATCGCTACCGCCTTCCGGGCATCGCGTGGCGCAGGCCACTGGTCATGATCTGGTGGCGCTGAATCGCCCCCTGCGCGCGGCGGGGCGGCTGCGGCACGCCGCCCTTGGCCAGCCGCAGAACGGCGTACACGAACGCGTCTAGGCGGTCGGGCGACTCGGTCTCGTCGGTGGTCCAGGTGACGAGCTGGTCTTCGAGGCCCTTGAACGTGCCGACGAACCGCACGCGGTGCTGCTCGCACAGCGCGCTGACCGGCTCGGCGCGGACCCGCTTGCCCTGCTTGGCCCGGATCTTGTGGATGACCAGCGGCAGATCACCGCCGTGCCACTTCTCGGTCTCGCGGATCAGGTCGACCAGGGCCTGCCCGCCGTTGTTGACCTCGATGACGGCTTCATTGCAGTTCCACAGCTCGTAGACCCGGATGATCTCCTGTGACCACTTCGCGGGGGTGTCCCGCATCGAGTAGTCGCCCAGAATGTAGATCTTCCCGTCGCTGCCGAGGCCGGCGACCACGATGCCCGTCTCGTCGGGGTCCTGCCGGCCACGACGCGGCTTGTGCTCGTCGTCCGTCTTCCGGCCCTCGACGGCCGGGTCAATCGCCAGAACGATCTTCACCAAGGCGAACTCGTGCACGGTGCCGGCGGAATCAACCCACGTGCGCGGCAGCTCGGGGCAGCGGTCGGCGTCGATCTGCGCCTGCTTCCACAGCGCGCCCTCGACCTCTTCGAGGATGTCGCCGTCCAGCTCTTGCCGGCCCTTGGCGGTGCCGTCGAACTTGGCGTGCAGGGCGCGCAGGGTGGACGCCGGCAGATTGGCCCGGTTCGAGTCGGTGGTGCCGCGCCGGGTCACGCAGTGCGGATCGGCCAACAGTTCCTTGATCACCGACAGGGGCAGCGGCGTGGTGGTGGTGATGATCTGCGGGTGCCGGCCGAGCCGCATGCCGAAGAGCAGCATTTCCCACGCGTCCACGGCCCGCTTGGCCACCTGCGCCAGCTCGTCCACCCAAGCTCGGTGGTGCTGCGGGCCGCGCAGCCGGGCCGGCTTCTCGGCGCTGAACAGCTTGTACCGGCTGCCGGTCATCGGGATGATCAGCTCGCCGATCGACCGGTTCCACTGGTACTCGACGCCCATGCGCAGCAGGACGGATTCGAGGCCGGACTCACCCTCGACGCAGGTATCCCGGGCGTCGGCGAAGGTGGGCGCGAGGATGGCCATCCGCCAGTTGCTGTTGAGCACCCCGGCGGCGGCCATGTCCTCGGCGGCCGAGCGCGTCTTGCCGGCACCTCGGCCGGCCAGGTACTGCGTGACGTCCCAGTCGCCCAGCGGCGTGCGCTGCTCGGGTCGGCAGGTGGAGCAGCTGTGGCACATGCGGCAGCCGTACGGCACGTGCTCGGGATCAGTGCACAGGCGGTTGACGCGATCCCAGTTCACCGCCAGCTCGCGACTTGGCCAGTTCGCCGGGTCCGGGTCGGTGCACGAGCTGTCGCGCCAGTCCCGGATCTCCCGCAGCCAGGGCGCGTCCGCCTCGGCTTCGAGGAGATCGGCGGCGGCGGCGAGGAAGCTCACGCGGCCTCGACGATCCGCAGGTGCTTGGCCACCACCCGGGCGGCGATGGCTCGCTGCTCGGGGCCGATGCCGATCTCTTCGAGGCCGGCGGCGAAGGCCTGCCGCACCATGGCCGCCTGCTGCTCTTCGATGCGGGCGAGCCGCTCATCGATGTTGAGCCGGGCGAGGCTGGCCAGAACGGTGATCGCGCGGTCGAGGGCGCGTTCCCACACGATGATCTCGGCCCGTACCTGCTCGCCGCTCTGCTCGCTGGCGTAGCCCACGCTGGTCAGCGCGGCCAGCTCTTCGCGGCACAAGTCCTTCCACTGGACCACTTCGCCCGCGAGCTTCTGGAGTGCGCGCAGCGGGTCGGCGATAGCGTCGGCGACGCCGAGCCGTTGGGCGGCCTTGCCGATCTTCTCTTCGATTCGGGCGCGCTCGGCGGCGACACGCGCATTCGGCAGGTTCCCGCCGTGCAGGGGGCATCGCTTCTGGTATTCGCGGGGGAATCGCCGGCAGGTGCCCGAGGGGTTGTTCTTCGTGGGGCCACTCTTGAGCTTGACGCCGCATCGTGGCGCGTCGGATGTCTGATTGCTCGGCATGGCGTCCCCTTCCGTCCCGGGCGTGTCAAGCCCATACGAAAGGGTAACTGACCGGCGATCACTGGCCTAGCACCAGTGACTCGGCGTAGTGCGGCATGTCGGCGTACGTGCAGGTGTTGACCACCAGGAACATGGCCGGCTCCCTGCGGTCGTACGGGTCAAGTGCGCGGGGAATCACACGCTGTGACGTGCGCACGACGTAGGTCGGCCGGTCGTCCGGCATCACACCCAGCTCGACCAGCGCGTCAACGCAGTACTTCAGCGTCAGCGCGATGTTGTCCGAATCGGCCACCTTGTTGTTGCCCGGATACCACACCAGCTCGGCCGTGATCGGATGAACTTCACGGGGAATGCACCCCGCAGCAGCTTTCTTAGTTAGCAGTTTGATGCCGTTCCCGAGCCGCCACCGCTCAATTTTCGAGACGCGCGAATTGAGCGTCAGCGGCGGTCGCCGCCACGGTAGCGGGATGACGTACTCGGTCACCCCGCCATCGTAGCCGGTGTCAACTGCGCAGGAAGACCGACGGGATGAAACCGGTTCCGTCTGTCAGGTCGGCGGCGTAATCCAAGGTGAGCGGCCAGTTGGTGTAACCGCCGCCCTTGTACTTCGCGAACAGGGTGGCCAAGAGCTTTCCGTTGGTGCCGGCCATGTTCTGAAACAGGAACTCGGGCGCATCGGAGTAGTTCCGCACGCTGACTGCGACCGCGCGCAGGCCGTCGGCCGTGGGGGTGGGAACCCCGCTGATCGGCTTGTCGATCTTCGCGGCGTTCGGCACCCACATCGTGTCGTCCGACACGGAGCTGCCCAGCAGATTGCCGGCCCCGCCGCCGGCCGGGACGTCGTAGATGGCGAAGCCATTCAGACCCGAGGTGCCGTTCCACGCTGCCGTGCCGTCGGCGCGGAACGTGAACGCGCCGCCGATCGGCACGCCGGCCTTGACCGGCACCAGCGCCACCCAGACCTCGCCGTTGATCGTGGACAGGTCACGGCACACGTACAGGGGGATATTGCAGCTGTGGCCGCCGAAGCGGGCCGCAGCCGGGTCGGGGGAGGCGGGCACGGACTGCACGGCGGTGTGCGCCAGCGCGAGATCGGCCTGCACGGCGGCCGACAGGTCCGCGCCGGGGATGCCGCCGCCCGGTTTGACATAGGCGGCGCTCGCCGTGCTCTGCGCGGCGTCGGCGGTGGCCTGCGCCTCGGTGGCGGCCGTGGCCGCGTTGCCGGCGGTTGTCTGCGCCGTGGCAGCCGCGCTGGCCGCCGAGTTGGCGGTGCCCACGGCGGAGCTGACGCCAGCGGTCAACGCGCCGAGGTCGGTCGTCAGGTTGGTGACGGCCGACTGCGGCACCGCGCCCACGCCGATCTTGGGGTTGGCCGGGTCGGTGTTGTCGACGTCGATCGTGCCGTTGAGCGCGGCCACGGTCTCGACGGCCGCGCCGCCCCCGCCGGGCGGCAGGTATTCCGGGGGCACTTTGCCGCCCACCAGCGGGGCCACGGTGGCCCCAACGGCGGACAGCGGCAGGTAGCTGGCCGCCGGGGCCGGGGTGGGTGCCGCTGCGGCGAGCAGCTGTTCGAGGCTGGCATCGGCGTTGATCACGGCGAAGAACTTGCGGTGCCACGTGGCCCCGCCGGGCAGCGTGGCGTCGATCGTGATCTCGTACGCCCAGCCCGACGGCGAGATGCCGGTGATGGTGCCGGCCGGCATGGGGTCGGCCGCCGTGGTCAGCGTGCCGTCCGAGGCGATCGGATACGTCCAGACGCCGGGCGTCATCACCACGTGGTCGACGCCGTTGGCCAGCGGGTAGGGCATGCGGAAACTGACGCTGCCGCCCGTCGCGGTGATCCCCTTGTTGGTGGTCACCTTGCCGGTGACCATGACCGGCGTGACGCCGGGCGGCAGCGTCATCGGTCAGCCCGCCGCCGGGGTCGACGCCGCCTTGTTCAGCACCGCGAGCAGGGCCTGCACCTGCGCCTGCGCGAGACCGGCGGACAGCAGGGCGTCGGCCACCTTGTTGGGGTCGATGGTGCCGAGCGTGACCGACTTGACGGCGGCCAGCAGCTCGGCATCGCGCTGCTGCTCGGCGGTGGCCTGCACGTCCAGCTTGGCCATGAGCGCGTCCAGCTTGGCCGCGTTGGCCACGGACTGCGCCTTCGCGTCCTGCGCTGCCTGGTCGGCGTAGCCGAGGAAGTTCATCGGCTTGTCGGTGATCTGCTTCCCGTCCTTGTCGACCAGCCCGTCCGGGCTGATCATCTCGGTCCAACTCAACTCGTCCACCATGCCCTTCTGCTGCTGCCCGAAGTCGTCCTGCTTGGACTCGTTCACGTCGCACTCGACCTTGTCCACCCAGACCGAGCCGATGCGCTGAATCAGGTGCGCACGCTTCTCGACGTTCGCGCCCGACCACGCCATGGTCTGCCACACGTACTTGACCAGGCCGGCGTCCAGCGCCCTGCTGACCGCCCAGTACCCGCCGTACACGCCCATGCGGGCCGGGCCGAGCACCGAGAGCGCGCCGGCCAGGTAGTCGCCGACCGGGCCGAGCTTGGCCCGGGGGTCGGGGTTGTTGGGCGCGTAGTCGGGGATGTCGAAGTCGACGGCCATGTACACGGGCCAGCCGGGCAGGCCGACGGCCGTGCACTGGACGTCGGCCGCCCTGGCGTCGACCTGGCCGGCGGCATAGCCGGCGGTGGCCCGGTCGGGCTGGCCGATGATCTTCTTTTCCCACACGACCGCGATGGCGACGCCGTTGGCCCGCAAGTCCTGAACCTCGGGTGCCGTGAGGTTGGCCCGGCCGCTCAGCCCGTTGTCGAGGTAGCGCACAACGAACCCGTAGTTCTGGGCTCGGATGGACCGGCCACTCGGCCGGCCCCCGCTGTAGTCCAACCCGAGCATGGCCGCCCCTTCCCGTCGTTGTTGACACGGTACCCGAGGTCAGCTGCGGTCGGTGATGTCGCCGTAATGCGCCCGCCACGCCAGCTCGACCACGCCGGTCGGGCCGTGCCGGTTCTTGGCCAGGTCGAACTTCACGATGCCCAGATCGGACGAGACCTCGGTGCCGTTCATCTCGACCGTCTCGGTCGGGCGACTGATCAGCACCACACCGTCAGCGTCCTGTTCGAGGCTGCCGGTCTCGCGCAGGTGGTGCAGCATCGGCTCGCCGGTCCCCTGCCGGTTGAGCTGGGCCAGCGCGATCACCACGATGTCGAGCTCTTTCGCCAGCCGCTTCAGCGCGCCGGACATGCCGGCCACCTGCTCTTGCCGGCTGTTGCCAGGGCCACCGTGCAGCAGCTGCACGTAATCGACGACGATCAGCCGCAGGTCGTGCTTGCGCTTCCACCGTCGGGACTGGGCGGTGATGAACGGGATGGACATGTTGGGGGCGTCGCTGATGGCCAGCGGCAAGTCCACCGACCGCATCCACTCGCCGTGCACCTTGGCGTCGAGCAGGGACCGCTCGGACGGGGCAAAGCTGGTGAAGTCGGACAGCTCGGCGCGCAGGGCACGCGCCATCCACCTGTCCATGATCTCGCGCCGGGCCATCTCGGCCGAGAACATGATCGTCGAGTAGCCGGATTCGGCCGCGTACTGGCCGAGCGCGCCGCCGGCCAGCGTCTTGCCGTCGCCGGGCCGCGCGCCGAACACGTACATGCCGCCGGGGCGCAGGCCGCCGCCGCTGAACAGCCGGTTGAGGTCGGACCACGGCGTGGGGATCAGGTCGAGCATGGGGCCGCCGGCCAGTTCGCCGAGGTACTCATCCACGTAGTCGACGACGCGGATCACGCCGTCGTCAGCGGCTGCGGTGCCCTCGATCTCGCGCCAGGTCTCCGAGGCCTTGGCCAGGATGACGTCCAGCGAGCTGGCGTCGCCCATGTCGGCCAGCTGGGCGAGACGCTGGCCGAGCGCTCCGACCTTGCGAAGCCGGGAGGCGTCGTGCACGCGCTGCGCCGAGACGAGCGCCCACTCGGGCAGGGACGCGCCCGAGCACTCGCGGGTGAGCACCTCGCGGCAGTGGGCCAGCTGGCGGCCGGACAGTCTGCGGCCGAGCTCGTCGAGCATGCCGCCGATTTCCAGCACGTCGCCGCTCTCGCGGTAGGCGGCGGCGACGGACCAGATCACGGCCCGGGCCGAACTGGTGAAGTCGGCGGCCCGCACGAGCCGCAGCGCGTCGTCGAGCACGTCGGCCAGGTTCGGGTACATCACCAGGCCCATGAGCGCGATCTCGTCGGCTTCGACTTGCTGCTGCCGGTCGGCAGCGGACAGGGTCACCGCTCGGACCGGAACGAGTCGGCGTTCTTCTCGGCCCAGCGCCGCCACTCGGCGTCCGGCAGGGCGGCCATGACGCGCTCGGCGATGCCGCCGCTCTTCACCCACTCCCACCGGTTGTCCTGCCAGTGGCGTTCCATCTCCACGGGGGTCGGGGTCTGCTCGAAGGCGTCGGCCACGAACTGCTTGGCCACGGGGTGTCGCCAGCAGAACATCTTGGCCAGCTTGAGCAGGTTGCGCTGGCGCAGCACCTGCTCGTGCACGTGGGCAATCCGGATGTAGCCGGTGCGGTTCAGGTTCAGCCAGCGCACGGCCGCCTCGACCTCATCGGGGGTCCACTCGCCGTCTTCGGCGGCCAGCATCCACCGCTGCACAACGATCTTGTCGAAGGCCTCGGACACGTCGAGCAGGTTCAGCAGCCGGCCCAGTTCCTCGGGCGTGATCCGTTGTGGCACAATGGCATTCATCAGCCGTACTCGCCTTTCCGGTTGGTCTGCCCCGGGACGTTCCAGCGTCGCCGGGGTCTTTCCTGTCTAGCCGATCTTGCATCTCGGCGTCAAGCCGACTGCCGGCCGTACTCGGCGAACGCGACCTCGATGCTCAGCGCACGGCGCTGCGCGTTCGTCGTGCCCTCGGGCAGCGTCACCACGCCCTGCGACGTCACCAGCTGTTTGCCCGGCCGGGCCGTGGCCCAGTTTCGGGCCGGGTTCACGTGCTGCATGGACCAGGTGATCGTGGCCTTGCCGGCGGCCCCGGCATGCTGGCAGGCCATGAACACGTGGTTGGGGTTGTTGCCGGCGGCGATCAGCGCGCGGATCTCGCGCCCCGCCTGGCCGAACATGCGCCCCGACGGGTTGCTGCCGTTCTGCTCGATCGAGGCCTGCGACCAGACGTCGACCAGCTTGCGGGTCCAGCCGGTGAGCGTGTCGGCCTCGCGCGGGTCGGGCCAGCGGGTCGAGTCGAACAGCTGGGCCTCGGCCGGCTTGCGCTTGCCCTTCGGCAGCTCTTCGGGGATCAGCCAGGACGCCGAGCGGTTCGGCAGCATGGCCGGTCGGGTGGCCAGCTCGGCGGTGGGGGCGTCCTCGACGATCTCGGCCTCGATCACCTCCGGGCCGGCCGGCGGCGCGTCAGCGGCGGCGGAAGAGAGGTGGGGTTCGTCTTTCTGGTGTTCCCCTATGGAAGGTCGGGTGACACACACTGCGTTGTCGGGCTCGCTCACAACGGGGTATGTGTCACCCCCCGAGGCCTCCACAACGGGGTGTGCGTCACCCCCCGCATGGTTCGCCTTGTACCTGGCCCACCGCTCGGCCGCCTTCTTGCGGCGGTGCTCGGCGGCGGCGTCGTAGGGCAGCCAGCCCTCGGCCATCGGCAAGTCCATGTTCAGCCGGACCCGGATCGTGCCCTTGGGGCCTCGGCCGTCACGGATGATCTGCTTGGCGTCCTCGGCCTCGCGGTACAGCCGGAACACGGTGCGGCGCGTCGTGTGCATGTGCTCGGCCACGCGGTCGACGGACGGGAAGATGTTGGTGCCGTCCGGATTGGCGAAGTCGGCCAGGTAGGTGACGAACCGGCGCAGCTTCTCGCGCGCCCGTCCCCGGCCGTCGAGCAGCAAGGGGACCTGTTCCTTCCACTGCTGCACACTCAGCGAACCGGTGTCAACTTGCTGGTCTGGGCCGTTGCCCTGAGGATTGGTCACCGATAGACTCCCGTCAAGTCAAGTGGTTGTGTTCCGCAGCCCCGCCAATGGGTCGCCACCCGGCGGGGCTGTTTCGCGTCTGAAGTCCGATCGTAGCCGTCGACGATCGACGACAACAGAGCTACTGGCCGTCCGGCCGCTCGGGTTCGGGTGTCCAGCTCTTGCCGGCCATCCGCCCGTACGGGACGAGCGTGGGCAGCGGCTTCGGCATGACGTACCGGCCGACGGCGGCGTACTCGGCGCGCAGCTGCTCGGGGTCGTGGACCACATTCTCTTCCTCGGGCGTCCAGTCCACCCGCACGACGCCGTCCAGACTGCGCCGCCAGGGGACGCCGCCAACGGCGATGGGCGGTCCGATCGGGACGCGGATCTCATCCACCAGCAGCACCCACTGGCGAATGAGGGGCGACCGGGCGATCAGCACCGGTGTCAGGTCCAGCGGCGTGGTGGACAGCTTCGACACGAGCCAGCCGCGCGGGCCTGACACGCTGTGGCGGTCCGCGTGCACGCTGCCCGGGCCGCCGTTGTGCACGACCGGATCGAGCGCGAGCAGGTTCGGCAGGGTGTCGGTGTCGGACCGGTACGTGCCGCCCATGCCCTTGTTGCGCCGGTGATGGGCGTCGAAGGTGTCCGGGTCGAGTGGTCGCCCGCTGACCTCGCACACGCCGCCGCACCGGAACCACAAGGCCTCGCGCAGGACTTTCCAGTTGGGTCGTGGCCGCTTGGGCATTGTGTTGACTCCCCTCGGTCGGGTGGGTATGATCCTCAGTATGCGAGCACGGCGGAGGGAGGTCAACACCAGGTGAGCACGAAGCGACCGGCCGAGAGCATCAAGAGCCCCGACCAGCTGACCGAGCAGGACAAGCTGATCTTGCGGCTGAAGAACGAAGAGGGCCTCAGCTTCCGCGAGATCGGCGAGCGGATCGGCATGACCCGGGGCGGCGTGCAGATCGCCTATCGGCGGGCCGGCGGCGAGACGAACCGGCAGTGGCCGGTCGAGAAGCCGGACGACGCCGAGCACATGGCCGAAGTGCGGGTCGCGCAGAAGGTGCTCGACGCCGCCGCCGCCCGGCTCGACGTCGTGTGCGACGAGCTTCAGCTGATCGGATCTAGCCGGCCGACGCTGGCCGCCGTCTGCCGCGAGCTGATCCGGCAGCCGCTCGACGACGAGAGCTTCCCGCAGTTGGAACAGCCGTTCACCTCGAACCCGCCCGGCGCGCTCGGGGCACCCGCCCAGATCTTGCGGTGGCGAGACGTGTGGGGGCCGTATCGGCGGGCGCAGGCGGCGATCCACGCCCGGGGCTACTCGGTCAGTCAGGTGATCGACAAGCGGCTGGAGCAGTTCGCCCGAATCGGCACGCTGCCCGGCGTGCTGCGCCACTACCAGACAGGGGACGACGAATGACGGACGAGACGGGCGAACCGAAGCCCAAGCGGGTGGCCATGCAGGTTGCCCTCGAAGCCGAGCGGCTGGCCAAGCAGGCACTCGGCGAGATCGAGAACATCGGCGCGCTGGCCGAGGCCGCCGCCGAATCGGGCGGCGGTGCGCCGGTCGGCGGTGTGCTGGCCGAGTTGCGCGACGCCACGCAGAAGATCATCGACCTGATCCCCGGCAACCTGTGGGCCGGCAAGGGCGGCGCGCTGGCCACGCAGGAACAGGTGGCCGAGGTGCGCGACCAGGTGGGTGATCTGATCGACTGGCGGGCCGGCTTCCTCGGCGCGGACGGCCCCAAGGGCGTGTGGGCCGTGGCCGAGACGGTCGACACGCTGCGGAAGCACCTCGACCTGCTTGACGGGCGCGTTGACATCCTGGACGAGTGGCGAGCCGCCGAGCTCGACCCCGACAATCTCGGTGCGCCGTCGGAGCTGGCCGAGCAGTTGGCCGAGGTGCGCGAGGAGTTGGCCGCGCTGAAGTTCCACGCGACTTCGATCGGCGGCGGCCAGTCGATGCCGGCCGCGCCGCACGTGCTCGGGCTGATCTTGCAGCTTCAGCGCGGCGTCGCCGAGATCGGCAAGGGCCGCGAGTTCAAGGCCGAGAACAGCCGTGGCGTGGTCACCCAGCAGTACAGCTTCCGTGGTGTCGACGACGCGCAGAACGCGATCGGCTCGGTACAGCGCAACATCGGCTTGATCGGCCCCCGGGTGACGGTGCTGGAAAAGGCCGTCAGCACGGAGACTGTCCAGAAGTCGGGATACGCGCAGGTCATGACCACCGTCAGCGTGACGGTGCGCTACACCTTCCAGTCCCCGGTGGACGGCTCCGAGTGGTCCACTGAGGGCTGCGGCATGGGCCGGGACGCAGGCGACAAGGCCGAGTCGAAGGCCCTGGCCGGCGCGTTCAAGTACGCCCTGTTCCACGGCCTGAACATTCCGGTCAAGGGCGTGTTCGTCGACGCCGAGACCGAAGATCCCCGGATCGAGCACGAGATCGGGCAGGGCACGGCCGACCGTCGCGAGCAGACCGGTTACGCGCAGGACCGGATCGATCGGGACGCCGGCAGGACGTACGGCCACGGGCACGCGCCGATCGGCGTCGGCGAGCAGCGGTCGGCCAGCAAGGCATGGGACGACCCGGCCGAGCAGTACGGGGAGGCCATGGCCGCGCAGGCGTTCGATCAGGCGATGCGCAACCCGTCGCCCGAGACGATCGCGCGATCCACCGAGCTGAACGCGCAGGCCCAGCAGCAGCGGGTGGACGAGCGGCCGCCGGCCGAGCAGGCGCAGGCGGCCCTGCATGCGGCCCGTCAGGCCGCTGGCGCTGGCCAGGTCGCGGCCATCTGGAACCGGGCGCACGAGCTGCGGATCTTGTCCATGCATGTCGACGGCTCGCAGCTCGGTCAGCACCTGATCGCGGTGCTGAACACGCTGCCCGGCGGCACCGCTGTGCAGCTGCCCGGGATGGAGCACTACCGGTGACGGCCGCCGGATATGCCGAGCTGGTCGAAAAGGCCATGGTGAACATCCTGCACGCCGCCGGCCACACGGACGTGATCCACTGCATCCCGTCCTTCGGGCCGGTCAGTATGCAGGTGGACAACGACGGCAAGCAGTGGGCGGTGTGCAGCTGCGGCGAGATCGAGGAGATTCCCGACGGCATCGAATCGCAGCTCAAGAGCGCCGGAGCGCCGGTCGCGGCCGATCCGGTGCAGCCGGGCCTGCCGCTGATCGACCCGTCGCAGATCGCCACGCCCGAGATGCTCGAAGCGCACCTGCTCGACGTGATTCAGCGACTGGAGACCGGGCAGCTGTTCGAGCGTGAATGCATCGAGGCCGAGTACGAAGCGCGGATGGCCTGGGAACGCGCCAAGGCCAAGGCCATCGTGAAGGGCGGCGGGGCGGCCGACGTGCGCGAGGCGCGGGCGATCGAGGAACATGGCGACCTGCTGGACGCCTGGCGGCGGGCCGAGATGATGCGGAAGGCCACGCAGGCGGCCATGCACAACCTGCGGTCGGCACTGTCCGGCTATCAGACGGTGGCCCGCTCGGTGCTGACCACCTATCAGGCCGGCGGATCGCCCGGCCCGAACCGACAGATGGGACGTAACTGATCATGGGTGCATTGCAGGTGAGCGGCGTGTGCCGCATCGGGGCGGATCCGGAGCTGCGGTTCACGCCGAGCGGTGCGGCCGTGTGCTCGATCCGCGCCATCTTCCAGGACCGGTACCAGGACCGACAGACCGGCGAGTGGAAGGACGGCGACGCCGTGTGGGTGTCGCTGGTCGGCTGGCGGCAGCTGGGCGAGAACATGGCCGAATCGTTCAAGAAGGGCGACGACGCCATGGTGACCGGCACGCTGGTCACGCGCGAGTATGAGACGCGCGACGGCGGCAAGGGCTACGCGGTCGAGGTCAAGGTGCGCGAGATCGGCCCGTCGATCCGGTTCAAGGCGGCCATGTCGCAGCGCGTCGACCGGCAGCAGTACGACGGTCCGGCGGCCGGCCCGGTGGTGGACCCGTGGACGGGTGAGCCCGCCCGCCAGCAGCCGCAGGGTGGCCGGCCGCAGCAGAGCAGCACGTGGCAGGTGTCCGGTCAGCCGGTTCAGGGCCAGGGCGATCCGTGGGGTCAGCCGCCGTCGCAGGGCGGCCCCGGCTACGCCGACCGTCCGCCGTTCTGATGGCCAGGCATCGCAGGGTCGAGCCGGGGGCGTCCAACGGGCGTCACCGGCCGGCCCGCAGCCGGGACCGGATCCCGGTTGAGCTGCGGCATAGCGGCGGCGGCCACCGGGCCTCACTGGGCTGTACGGGGTGGCTGATGGTGGCCGTGTCGGTGGCCGTCCTGCTGTTCGTTGACACCCACCGTCCGAAGGCGTAGCGTCTCTCTCATGACAGCGATGATGGAACGCCCCGACCACGCCGAACAGGTCAACTACTTCGTGCAGGTCGCCCGATTCCGGGCCGAGTGGCCGGTGATCACCAACCCGTTCGACATCGACGGCTACGACGTCACCGCGTCCCTGGTCGACCACGTGGACAACCAGGGCGAGCCGTGCCCGCTGTGCGCCGAGATCGATGCACCCATCGAGGTCACCGTGACCGGCGTCAACCCGACCACGTACGACACCGGCTCGCAGGACTGCTGCGTGCGCTGCGCGCTGGTTGCCGTCGCCGAGACGCTGTGGAGCGAGCACACGACCGTTGAGGTCGCCCGTGTCTGACCTCGCCGAGGTGCCCGGCTACACGCAGGCCGAGGCCGCGCTGTGCCGCTACCTCGATCAGCAGAACTTCTGGTACGGCGAGAACGACGCCGGCCAGATCGTCGCCCTGGTGATGGGCGTCTCTCGGCCGTACGTGCAGGCCGAGGTGCTCGCCGACGCCGCCGACTACCTCGACCAGCTCGGCCTGCACGAGCTGGCAACCATTCTCGACAACGTGAGCGCCGGAATCCGGAAGGCGGTAGGCAGTGTCTGACCAGAATCACCGCGTTGAGCTGAAGCCCACCCGCCGCTGGCCAACCGCCGTGCAGGCCGCGCAGTTCGAGCACGTGGCGCAGGGTCCCGCATTCGCTGACCTGGTGCGCGGCAGGTGGGTCCCGGACGCGGCCACGCCACATGTTGTGCTGCCGAAGCTGGGAACGTACGGCCCCTCGCCGCAGCATCTCATGGTGGGGGACTGGCTAGTACAGCGAAAGAACGGTATGTGGGAACGCATGTCGCCGGCCATGTACCAGGAGCGGTACGAGCCTCCCGGCAGCGAGCCGGTGCCCCTGGACCAGCTGGTGACCACGCTGCCGGATCCGGTGCAGTTCCGCCGCCGCCTGATGGCCGCAATGCGACAGAACTACGCCGTGAAGGCAGCCGACCAGGTGGTCAACACCGTCGAGGACACCTTCGAAGTGCAGCTGTTCCTCGCGCGAGGCATCGAGCTGTGCAAGCAGTACGCGAGCACGTTCAACGCCGCCGCAACCGAGCTGGCTAAGTACCAGCGGGAGCAGCTCGAACTGCTGCCCGGCGGCCCCGGCTCGATCACCATCCCGGACGCCGAGGGCGACGTGCGGGTGCAGCTCGACACCTCGACCACCTACAGCTTCGACGAAGAGCAGCTCGAATCGGTTGTGGCAGCCGTGCTGCTGCACCCCGACTTCCTGCTGATGGTGACCTCGGCCGTCGAGGACGCGACCGGCGAGGACGAGCAAGAGGCCGCGCTGGCCGGGCTGCTGGCCAACCTGGTCTCGGGCGTGATCGTCATGCTGCGCAGTCTCGGCAAGGTCACCGTGCAGGTGAGCAAGGTCCGCGCGTTCGCCGACAAGCTGGACCGGGACGGTGAACGCGGGCTGGCCGGGGTAGTCCGTGACAGCATCATCAAGCAGCAGACCGTCAAGGACGGTGCGAAGTTCACACGAAAGGAGCCGGTCTCGTGACCGAGCCACAGGAGCGGGAGCCCGAGCCGCAGTCGCAGCCCTTGCAGTCCAACACGGACGTGCAGCCGACGCCGGACGACACGCGCAAGGCGTGGGAGCGCGAGCACGACGAGCAGTTGGCGCGGCAGCAGCGCATGGACGACGAGATCGCGGCGGCCGGCGACCCGCAGAACGTCGGCAGCGACGGTGAGCCGCACTTCCTCAAGATGATCCCCAAGGAAGGCGTCGACGCGTCCGAGGGCGACCACGACCCGGATGATTTCGACTACGTGTGCGGCAGCGACGGCCAGCCGTGGCCGTGCCCCGAGGCGCAGGAGATCGAGCGCAAGCAGGCCGAGGCGCGCGGCGAGCAGCCGGCGGCGAGTTAGCAGTGAGCGGCGAGCAGCTGGACCGCGTCGGCCGCTCGATCCTGCGGGCGGCCATGCTGGTCCGGCTGCTCGACAGCGACCGCAGGCCGGCCACCGTGGAACAGGTGGTGGCCGGCCTGCAAATCGAGCTGTCCCTGCTGCGCGACACGGTGTGGATCATGCTTGCCGATGCGGGCCTGCCCGAACCGGCCGCCCCCGTGTTGACGCCACGCCACCTTCCGCCGGCCGCGCCCGAGGCCCTGTTCTAGTCGACCACCTGGCCGGGCGCGGCGGCCGGCGGCACAGGGGGGCTCGCCGGATCGACGTACACCAGCGGCGTCTTGTTCGAACCCAGGACGATCACGGTCAGCCACGCCGGCAGGCTCGGCTCGATCTTGCGCATCACGGCGTACCAGACGGACGCCACCACGGCGGCCACGGCCGGGCCGAGGTCGACCACCGAACTGGGGTCGATCAGGTGCGCGACGGCCGGCACCAGGCCAGCCAGGTAGGTGATCAGCGCGCCCCACAGCACGGGCACGACGGTGCGGATCACGCTGGTAGCCCAGTCCGAGAAGGACTGACCAGGCCGGTAAGGCGGAATCGGTGTCATCGGGTTGTCCCCTCTGCGTTGGGAATGCACGTCCAGATGGTGATGGACTTGTGCGAACCCGGCACCGGATTGGCCGGGTCGTCGATGCGGACGCCGTCGAGCTGCCGGAACGTCCCCTTGCCGGCGCACAGCAGGCTCGGGTTCGAGGTGGCGGCGTCGTTGAACGCGTCCATGATCTGCTGCGCGGTCGGCGGCGGCCCCGCGTCGCCCTTTGGACCTGCTGGGCCGGCGGGACCAGCCGCGCCGTCTACCCCCGGCGGCCCTTGAGCGCCGCTGGGCGGCGGATTGGCCGCCAAGTAGGCGGCGACCGCGTTGGCCACCTGCGTCGGCGTGACGCTGGGCGGCGGGTTGGCCGCGAAGTAGCCGGCGACCGCTGCGGCGATCGATGCGGCCGTTGGCGGCGTGCTCACGACCGGCGGCAAGCTGGCCAAGACGCGGGCGGTGGCCGCAGCGACGATCGTGTCCGAGGACTGCGTGTCGGTCGGCTTCGGCACGGTCACCGGCTGCTGGCCGCGCCGCTTCAGCTCGTCGTTGGCTGCCTGCGCCGCCGCGTACGCGTCGTCAGCGCGTTGGCGGATCGTCTGCGCCGTCCGGTCGCTGGCGACCTGCGCGGCACGCTGATCGGCCAGCTGAGATAGCGCGATCGACGAGATGCCCACCGACGCGGCCACTGCGAAGCAGCTGACCACGAAGGCCACCTTCCACACGAAGGCGTTGCTCGCCTTCGTGCCGAGCGCATGGCCGAGGGTCTGCGCCGCCGCCGTCGCGGTGACGGCGTTGTCGTCGATCTGCTCCCGGATCGTGGGGTGTTCCTCGGGGGCGGTCACGATGCGTCCTCAGCCAGCCGAGCCCGCAGGCGGGCCACCTCGGCGTCGCACCTACCCAGGTCGGCGATCGCGCGATCGCGTGCCCTGATGGCCTCGCTCCGCTCGTTCAACGCCGCCTCCAAACGTTGCCGCACTGCCCGCGTCTCCGCCCTTGCCTGCTCCGCCTCGGCATCCGCGCGCCGGCCGGCGTCGACAATCGCCTGCACGGACACGGTCAGCACGTCGGCCTGCCCGTTCGGCAAAGACGGTACGCGGTTCGGGTGATCCACGGCGCGATCGTCTTCGTTGTTCGTTTCCCGACGGCGGCGTCGGCGCTTCTCGGTGCGTTGCAACACCGCCCCGCCGAGGGAACCGGCCACGGTGAGACCAACGACCAGCACGATGACCCAAGCGGGCTGTCCGCTCAGGTCTGGCAGGTTTTCCACACTGCCCCCAAGGGTCTTCGGTCCATGCCCGCAGTGTCACACAGGTTGACGTCACGTTACACACGGCGCATCAATCGGAGTAGACCGACATGGCGGCCGGCGTGCAGTACACAAAGCCTGATCCCGATAGCACCTGCGCCTCAACGAAGATGTTCGCGTCCAGGTGTCCACGCAGCAGAGTAATGTCCATCGTGCTGTCGAAAATCACGTTTCCACTGGACGGCACCGCTCCCCACGGACTTACGACGGTTGTCGAACCGTCGGTCACGCGCACGCGCACTTGGCCAGTGACTCCGGAATCGGATGCCGCCCACAGCTTATAGTGCAAAGTATTGCCGGTGCCAGACAGCCGGCCCTCGCAGATGGCGAACACCGAAGTCGTGTTTGTTTTCGGCCAATTTGCCGTAAATCCGTCTGTCTTGTTCATGGGAATCTGCTGACGCGGGAAGTTGACCCCGCCGGACGTGCGACTTTCACGCAACAGCGGCTGCAAATCCCAGCTGGATAGGGTGAGCGTCTGTCGCAACGGCGTCGCCGGGTTACCGTCCAACATGGAGATTGCCGACGAGTGCGAGCCGTCGTCTCGAACCAGAGAAAACCCCTTCTGCGGCTTGTTCCCCATGTTCGGATCGCCGGGAAGGAACTCGCCGATCCACAGAAAGTTGACGGGACTCCCGTCGGGATTCTGGTAGTTCCCGTACCACTTCATGAGCCCTGACGGAATAACCGCGTTGATCAACGGATTGTTGCGCATGATCTGGTCGACCAGCTGCTGCGCGTACGCGATGTTGTCCACCATACTGGGCGGGTACGGCGTGAACTGCGGGAAGGTCATGTCGTCCCCTTACGAAGTGGCCAGCAGCAGATCGACCGTTTCGGACGACTCGGCTTCCGGTGGCGTGATCGTCCAACCGTACACGCGCACCAGCAGCTCAAAGTAGCCCGATGCCGAGTAGTAATCGGGTGGCCACGTCACGTCATTGGTGGACAGAATCATCTGGTCACCAACGACATACGACCCGAAGTAGGGGAACAGGTCGCCTCGGATCTTCAGATTGGCGATGAACGCCTGCCCGCTGAGGGCATCGAACATGGCCCGGAAGCACTGATCGTTCAGGGTGTTGACGTCCTTCACGTCAGGATTGGAGAAACGGGCCTCGGTCTGCATGAACCCAAGGTCCCATTCGTTCACACCCTGCGGCGTGTATTGAACCTGCGTCTTCACCTGCAAATCGGCATACCCGTTGCCGCGACCCCAGTAGATGTTGGCCACGGAAGAGGCGTCATTTTGCGGCTGGAAGGACAGCACATTTCCGTTCCCGTTGGTGTCGTACAGCAGCCGGGGAATGGGATACGGCTGGCCCAACTGACGGCCCAGCTTCGGGTAGCCGAGGACGAACTGACAACGGAACGACTGCGCCGACTCGCCGTCGGTGCCCGACAGCACCCGTGTGGTGGTGACCCACTCGTACGAGTTGGTGGCCAGCTGCGACCGGTCCTGATGGGCGGCGAGCAGGTTCGTCTCCTGGCCGTCGTCGTAGCTGAACGTCCGGACGACGCCGGTCGGCACGGAGGGCGGGTCGATGTTGATCCAACCGGTATTCGGGTTCGCGCCAAGCGGGATCTTGGAGAACAGGGCCGGATTCAGCAGGTCGGCGGCGATCTGCTGCTGGTCGACGCCAGTCCACGACATGGCCTTGGTGATCAGCCGCCGTGCCCACAAGCCGCCGATCGTCACGGCCGTGATCTTCATTCGGCCGGTGGCGGGCTCGGTCGGCGCGGCCAGCACCCAGTAGTGCTCAATCCATGACGTGCCCCAGGTGCCCGTCTGGGGGTCCTGTGCGCTCCGGACGGCCACGATGCCCGTCTTGCGCGGCACCACCTTGTCCCAGGGGTACAGCTTGCGCACGGACGGGTCGGCGAGCTGTAGGGAGCCCTTGAGCTGGCCGACGCCGCGCATGATGGTCGAGCACTGCACGCCGCCGAGCGGCAGCGGGGCGTTGCCGATGACGGTCGGGTCGCCGTTGACGTAGCTGACCGGCCAGTACGTCCACCGGACGTTGACCGGCTGCTGAGGGGTCGTCACGACACGTCCGACCAGATGGACGTGTCAGCGGTGTATTCCTCGATGAACCACATGGTCTTCGAGTCGCCCTGCACGTCGAGCTGGCCACTTCCGAGCAGTCGGGTAACGGACACGAAAAAGCTCTTGTTCGTGCTGTCCGCGCCGCACTTCCAGTACTCCATCCACGTGCGCTGATCGTTGACGATCGCGGCGGATCCGTCGATCCAACGCCAGTCGGCGATGGTGTTTCCAGACAGCGCCGTGTCTTCGCGAATACGAATCTGGTAGTCGTCCGCGTTGACGCTGGACTGGCCGTGAATGTGCGCGTAAATCACGTAGATTGTTCCGGCCTTGACCCGCTTGCCGGTCATGGCCATTTTCGGGATATTCACCTCAGTGTTTGTCGCACCCGAAGAGGTGATGATGCCGGACGCAATAACGCGGATCCCGCCAACCAGCCGTTCGTGGACCCACGCGCCACCGTCCCAACGACGGTAGTCACGCATGTCACTTCGGTAGATCTTCTGTCCGATGTACGGAGTGGTGATCGCCGAAGTCGCGTCGGCGGCCGAACTGGTGATGCCGATGCCCTGCACCAGCCAGCCGCCCGAGGCGACCGAGTAGACCTCGATCCACTGGCGGTCGATACGCCAGATGGCCAGCCCGTCGTACACGGCCAACGTGGACCGGTCGGTCTGGTTGATGACGGGCAGGATGATCCCGGACGGCCCGGACCGGCTGACGACTGACGTCAGGGTTGGGTTGGTCGAGTTGGCCGGCACCGAGGCCTGCACGAGCGGGATGAACGAGTTGGGCACGGCCGGCGGGCTGGCGGTGCCAGACACGGCGGTGCCCTGCACAACCACCACCGTGGCCGAGTTGAGTCCTGAGCTGTCAAGGAAGTTGTCCTTGACCTGCACGCCGATCAGGTCGATGCGGTTCAGCGTCGACGAACTGGCCGTCAGGGTGACGGTCGAGTTGCTCGGGTTCGCCCACGTGTAGTCGCCGACGCTGGCCGCACTGTCGTTGGTGATGTAGCCGGCGCAGGGGCCGATGACCACATTCCAGCTCGACGGGTTGCTGAACGCCGGCATGCGGGCCGGGAAGCAGCCCTCTCGCAGGGCGAAGCCGAGGGTGGCGTGGTTCATCGCGCCAGCGGTGAACTGGTGCAGCCGGTCGAGCGACGCCGAGTAGGTGCCGCCCTGCACGTAGGCGGGTGGGCTGGTCGCTACCACGGACGACCCCTTTCTGTGATCACTTGAACGTGCTGCGCCAGTCGAGGCGCAGATCGGCGGCCGGGTCGTAGGCGGCCAGCTGGTCGGTCCACCGGATCGTGTTCGGCCCGGGCGCGAGGGTGAACGGCCGGCCGATGAGTCGCAGGTTGCCGGGGTTGACCGCGCCGCTGGCGGCGTCGATCGTCACCGTGTTGCCGGCGGCGACCGTGGCGTTCAGCTGGAAACTCTGGCCGGTGGTCACGTTCGTGATGGTCGGCAGGTTGACTGGCCCGGTGATGGTGAACAGCGGGTAGGCGGCCGAGTCGCCGAGGTTCGTGACGATCATGCTGCCGCCGGGGCTGGTCGCCGACCCGTAGGTGTAGCTGTACGACTTGTCGTAGGTGCGGCCGGTGACCAGGGCCGGGTTGATCAGGCCGACGTGGTTGTTCTCGCCCGAGCCCGACAAGTACTTCCACGGCGTGGCCGCAATCAGGCTGTACGAGATCGTCGCGGCCAGGCCGCCGGCCTGGTGCGAGAACACGGGCGACGCCTTGAACGCACCCGTCGGCCGCGTCACCAGCGCCAGCGTGAGGGCCTGGCCGAAGTCGAACCACTCGAAGATGACCTGCTGCTTGGTGGCCAGGATCGCGCGCTGCGCCGCGATCTTCTGCCACAGCAGCTGAGGGGTCGGCGCGACGATCAGCGCCGACACGTCCACCGTGCGCGGCCCGACGGACTGCGGACCGATGAGTCCACCGTCCCGGCCGCCCGCCTGGTCGATAGGCGTGACGAACGTCAGCCCGTGGATGCCTTCGGGGTCGGCGCAGATCGTGTACGTGCCGTCCGTGTGCCGCGTGTTGTAGACGAAGTCGGTCGGGTCCGGCGTGAACAGTGGCCCAACCCGATATTGAGCGGTCGCCGCCGGCACGGGGAACGCCGCCCATGTGCTCGCTACCACGTCACACCCCCGTCACGGCAAGGAAGTTGGGGTCCACACCGGCCTGAACGCCGAGCTGGCTCACGCCGAACAGGCTGGTGCCGCTGGCGAGCGCGGCGGCCCCGTTCTTGAGCACCGCATCGGCGAACTGGTTCACGTCCGTCCCCTGCTGCATGAC